TCGCTATCCGCGTCCACCTTTAGCACGCTGGCACGGATTTGATATCGCGCGGCGATGGTATCGTCATCGTCCGCGTTGGCCAGCCACTCGTCGTGGTTCACGAAGCGCACCGCCTGGCCCACGGGATTAAGCGGCGGATCGATGCCCATGTCCGATGCCTTTTGGTCGAGCTCGTCGAAGGCCGCCGGGATGATGCAGTGGTAAGCCGTAAGCACCCGATGCGGCGCCACCCATACGCCGGCACAAACCAGGCCATTCCACTGGTACGGCCGCTCCTTGGCCAGGAGCACGATGGTGCTTGCGACCGCCCGATCGGTCGGACCGAGCACAACCAGCGGGGGGAATACCCGGGCCTGGGGGGCGGTTAACGCGCTGCAGCCGAATAATACAGCACAAATAAGCGTAAGGATAAGTCGAGCCGAGACCATATTCCGATGGTGATGGGTCGCGGTCCCTGCGCAAGCTTCGGTTTCAACGCTTCAATCCCGGGCGCCACGGGTTGGCTCGACAGGACCAACACTCGAATCGCCCGTCGTCAAGGTTAGGACGGGCCAAGGGCGTCCACTCGCCACACCGCCAGCAGACCGAGCCATCCTTTCGGTCGTCCTCCAGCCGCTCATCGGTGTCTTTGGGCTTAGGTACGGGCGGGGCACAGTAGGGCCCAACCGGAATAATGGGGGCCCAGCCTGGCGGATACCTCTGCCGCAGCACACATCCGAGTCTAAGGGTTACTACACCTTACGCACATGCTCAGTCCGGATTCTGGCATCTACCTCGAGATCGTCGGGTAGATCGGCCTCGATCTCGTAGACCAGACAGCCACGCTCCTTGAGCGCCCCGATACGGTCCTGGGAGGGCCGGCGGGCCGTACCACTTACCTCGCCCGTAGAAGGGTCTATAAAGGCCCAGAGCGTCAGGCGCACCGGAACCCCACGTAGGCCCCAAAAACGAATCCTGGGGCATCCTGGTGCCCGTGCGGGGCAATCACGACCAGATGCCCTGTTCGTCCTCGAGGTCCCCGACCACCCCGACGTTATCCAGGAACCCCCGGACCAGACCAAAGGGCTTGCGGAAGACGGCCGTACGGTACCCCTGCATCACCTGGACATCGATCCAGCGCTTGATGCGGCTGCACTCGGAAATGCGTCGGTCGTCGAAGAATTCATACCTTTCGGTGCCACCGGGCTTTCCAAAGGCTTTCGCGTAGTTATTGTTTGGTCGGGCCATTACCGGTCCTTATGCCGCAGTAGCTGCGCGACGGCGTCGATAACCTCGTTCCAGGCTTTGGCACGCCGGATGGGCGCAGGTGCATCGTAATATCGGTTCGATGGCTGATCCCAGAGGAATGGTAAAGCGTTTGGATGAAATTCCGACCAACGCTTTACGTTTCCCGGTTTATCGTCAACTAAGACGTCGCCCGCGATGCATTCCTTGTGCTCGGTGTGGATAACCCTGTTACCAAGCTCTGGACCGAATTTCACGATTAGCCACTCGGTACGATCGTGCGCCCAGGTCTTGGACGTGGTCAGGGGGGCCGTTACGAACACAACGTCAGCGACCTTGGCCAGGGCCTTTACGGCGTCTACCGCGCCCTCGCACTCGGGTAACCGGTGGGCGGCGCCGGGCTGGGAGATCAGATGGCGGATTTCCCGGGTTGCCCAGGGCGGTAAACCGAGGGAGGCGTCGATGTCCCAGCCGGTTACTTGGTTGCGATGGTAAAATCGATCGGTGGCCTTGTAGGCGAGCTCGACATAGTGCCCAGTGAAGTCAGCCAAAACATCATCGACGTCCAAAAGGACGCGGGGTCTACGAGTCATAGTATAACTCAAAATGCTCAATCAGCCGAATTACCTTCTGATTAAGGTCCTGCAGTGTGCCGTCGTTTTCGATGACATCGTTGAAGGCGTCGTCGGGGATTGCCGAGAGCGCCGTCTCGGAGACGTGATCACCGGGCTTGGGCCCATATCCAGGCCGGTAGATGCGGACTGTTATACCGCCGGCCATGGAGATGGCGGTTGTTTCGTTCGGGAATCGGCCGTCGGCGATTACGACACCGCGCGGCGGGGGCTTCCACCCAGGTATCGCGTAAACCCCGGTCTCGGGCCGATACTCAAGGCGAGCGTCCGAGGCCTTGGGCATGCCAAACTCAAGGTGCTTGGCGATATCCAAGGCGTACTCGGGCCAGAGGTTGGCGTAGAGGGTTCTTCCTACCTCGGTGCCGAGGAACTGCAGGGTCTCGCGGGCGGTCGGTAGATCGGGTCGTCCCGGTGGACGCTCGGAGCGTCGGTCGGATTCCCCCCAAAGCTGTTCTTTGGTATAGCCGAACCAACGCATCGCGGTTCTCTTGATCTCGTCGGCGAACGAGACGACCGGGTAACCGCAGCGGCACTGGATCATTTCGGCAACCGTTGACTTGCCTACGGCGCGCTCGCCGAACAGGCCGATAATCACAACCCCCACTCCTGCTCAAGCAACAGCGCTGTAATACGCGGCGGCTGCCACCCGGGTGGTTTCTTGCGTTTACCCGACTCGTCGGTACCGCCGCCAAGTTTCGCTAAATTTGTCCGGTGGACCTCGTCGGCGATTGGCTCGCCGTTTACGCCGAACTCAAGCCTCGTCCCTTCCACGACATAATCGATATCGGCCAACGCATCGACCATCTCAACCAGGTCTACATCCGGCTTCATATCGTCGATGCTGCGCATGATGTCCTGGCGCACCTGGTCGAGTTTGGCGCACATGTCAAACTCACAGATCGAATCCATGAACTCGAAGTACTCTTCGGTGATTAACTTGGCGCGTAGTCGAACCCGATCGGCAGCCGGCACACGCGGTGTAGGCGGATTTGGGATATCAAACACACGATGGAATTCTTTGACTTGATCCCGGATAGACAAGCTCACACCTCTGTCGTGATATTTCGGCCCACTTAGGGTCTTGCTCGACAAGTATTATGCGGCGACCGAGCTCAAGCGCGGCATGACCCGTCGCACCGGATCCCGAGAAGGGGTCGAGTATCAGGTCGTCGATCTTGGTGCAGTCTTCGATAATCGCCTTCATCAAGCCGACGGGCTTCTCGGTCGAGTGCTTCGGCCGGTCGGACTCAAGCTTGGAGTTAGACCGGAGACACTTGGTGTCGTAACAAACGCGACTGCCGTTGATCCACTTGCGACCACGTTTGATCGGCTTAGCGACGACGATGGCCTCACTGCCGGTGGGCGGGGCCTGGCCGTTGAACTGCGGGGTGGACCAGCGGATCCAGGGTATGACCCTACGGTAGGAGCCGCCGGCATCCTCGATCTCCTGCTTCCATTTATAGATACTCTCCCAGTCCGAGCAGAATACGAGCCACCCGGTGGCAACCCGGCAGACTTGCTGGCAGACATCGCGGCGTAGTTCGTCGGTCATTGACGCAAAGCCAGCATCGCGGGTTACGATGTTCTCGGCACAGTTGTAGGGGCGTTCGCTGGTGCCCCTATTACCCCGCATGTGCGAATGGACGTAGGCCGAATAGGGCGGGTCACAAATCACATGATTTACCGCCCCATCCGGCAACTCAATCATGTACCTAACTGCGTCGCCGCATATCACCCGATATCGTTCGTCCACTTCTAGTTAATGGCGCGGACGGGAAGCAAATCGGCAAAGGCGTGGCCCGGCTGCCAATTGATTTGGTCATCGCGCAAGAACGGCCCCAGCCCATCCTCTTCGGTCTCGGCCATCCACGACGCCCGGCCGCCCTTATGCTCCAGGGCGACGATCACGGCGTCGCATGGGTCATCGTCGTCGCCGTGTACATACACGATCATGGCCACCCCCGTAGCCGCATCGCGCTTAAGCACCTGCCGTAACTGGTCGGCGAAGTCTTGCTGGTAATCCTTGTCCGAAAGGTCCGAATCGGCGATTACCGGTACGGGACAGACTTCGGGGAGTAGGTTGCCGTCCTCGATCGAAATGAAAGCAATGCCGAACGTCGAGAAGTCTTCGTCGAACTCTTTGCGGATCTTGGCCAGCGCAAAGGTATCGAACCAGTCGCATATGCCGGCGAAACTAGAGAAGTCGGCGGGTGGGTCTTCGAGTACGTCGGGCACGGGCCTGGTTGGTTACCAGCGATTAACCGAGGATAGATTGTGGAGCGCCTCAGTCAGATAGCCTATGTCGTGTCCATAATCCAACGGTATTATCCCGAAACTGACGCTCTGGTACCGGGCCTTTGAGGCGCGTTTATCGATCGCAATGACCAACTCGGTATAGATCTGCTCAAGTACGTCTTGTATCGGCGCCGGGCTCCGTTCGAACGGCACATCGGATTTTTCGGTTACTTCGTCAGACATTGCTTCCCTCTTAGATGCAGCGCGTAATTGGCGATCGTCATTGCATCGGCCTGGGCGTCATCGGTAACGGGGGCACCGGCCGCCTGCCAGATATCAAGCACGATCTTCTTAATCTGCTTGCGGTCGTATTTCTTAGCTGGCCCAAGAAGCAGCCTGCGAGCTTGGCTGACGTTTATCGGAACAATCTCTATGTGGTTAATGCTCCAAACCTGGACATCCAGGGCGCCGCGCAATCGCGCAAGCTGTTTGACGCTAAATCCTGCGTAAACATCTTCGATGTAGGCCGCTTCAACCGAATGCTCGTCGCCGAATAAAGCGATCTCCTGCGTAATGTGAAGGAGTCGGGCTGCTTCGTTCGGAAACTTCTTCTTCGAAGTCTTGATTGTTCGACACTCAGACGTCTTCCACGGTTCTTCATAGTGGTCGTACATGACCACTGCACCCGAGGCGACCCACGAAGCATCAATCGCTATTATTCGTCCCAACCTTCTTTCTCGCCTTGCAGCGCGCCACGTCCCACACGGGAAGACCGAACGACTCGTCGATACCGGCAACGACCCACCAACCACCGTCGGTCGTTTCTTTCATGAGCGTGTATTGGCTCACTCCGGTGGGTCCACGAAGGCCCCCGGTCGTATACGAGAACTGTGCGAAGTCTGGGCTATCGGCAAACCGCTTCACCCAGTCAAGCGCGAGAAGTTCATCAAGGGATTTGATATCCCACTCGTAATCCTCGAACCCGCTGAAGTACCCAGGTCGATAGCTGCATACGTAGCTCATGCTGCCTCTTCACCCTCTGGTGGGTTGAACTTAGCCGTTGCCTGCTCCTCGATTGCTTGGTTGGCCGCCGGATTGGCCCGCATGTACTTGAGTGCTTCCGCCTCGCTGTTTCCGAACACTTCGCCCGCGCCGAGCGGACCTGCGTCGGTCGTTACCCAGTGCTTACCGGCCTTCTTCTCGACGACGCCGCAGGACAGCGCCATTTCGAGCACGTCGCGGGCTCGGTCGAAGCCGGCGGGGGATGTTATCCCGAGGGATGTGGAAAAGTGCGCATCGGTATATTTTCCATCCCGGCCACCGACCTTGGATTTACTAATACGTACCAAGTGCCGTTCGCCCGTTATCTCTTCGCCTTCTTTGACGAACTCGCGGGTGATACGGCAGATGAGGCTCGAATCGTAGATTACGGACTCGCCCCCGCCGATCTCGTATTGGGTCTCGAATGGCTGCGCGTTCATCTTCTTGCGCTCGCGGGCTACGACAACCAGGGCGGTTCCGGTATGGAACAGCAGAGGAATGAGTTCATCGAACCAGGCACTGTTGAGCGCGGCGCGATAGGCACCGCCCATGCCGCGCATGCCGTCGAGTCCGACCTTTTCGGCTTCTTTCTCAAGCGCCTCGGCCATTCGGTTTGGCACGAGCTTTCGAAGCGAGTCGACCACGATTAGCGCCGTGGTTTCCGAATCAAGATCGCCCTTGTCCTTGGCCTGTCCAATCGTCTCGGCAAACTGCTTCACCGAGTCGCGTGTCTCTTCGTAGGTCTTAGGCCGCTTTGCTACGAATGCTGGGTTGATGGCCTGTTCGGCCATGAGCTGGGATAGCCAGGTCTGTGGGGTGGTATATTCGGCGTCTACGTAGGCGAAGAAGTGTCCTCGTTCCAGGAAGCTCAAACCGAGCCCTAGTGCGAATGACGTCTTACCATACCCCGACGGCCCGTGGACCAGCCCGATGCGCTCGATCGGCCAACCACCCACCCGGGTGGCCACGTTGAGCTGAACGAAATTTGTAGGTACTGCGCGTACCTTTGTAAGCACCTCGCCGGCCGGCTTAAACCCCGAAAACCGGTCGGCGACTTTGGCAATGGCCGCGAGCCTTTCCCTACGCTCGCTCTCTTGGTCCTTCTTCTTGGCAGCCAATTATTCCTTCGGATGAACCATTAGCCGGAAGAGAAACGACAGGGCGAACACGCCACAGTAGGTGACTACAGCCGACGCCAGGTAGTACAGATAAAATTCACCGAATGTCATGGTAGTAACCCTCAGAACGGGATTGTCTCGTCTTCGGCCGCTTCGTACTTTGTGCCGCATTTTAGGCATGCGAGACTATCTGGTCCCATATAGGCCTCGCACGTCGTACAAAAGTCTTCGGGGTTGGCATCCGCCGGGGGCGTGGGTGCGGTCTTCGCCGGCATGGTCGGAAGCGGCGTCTCGGCACGCTGCGTAAAGCCTTCGCCGCGGTAGAACCCGTTTTCATCGCAGGCTTTTATCGCCGGGCCAAAGACGTAATCCCAATCGAGCGATTGCACACAGGCCGATTCCATCTGGGTCCAGAGCGCCCGCACGTTCCAAGACTCGAAGAAGCGCGATACATCCGGCGGTGGCTCATCCACGATTTGCCGACGAATCTCGTCGGTGATGCCGACCAACGGCACGGCCGAGGCGGAATATTGCTTTGCACCGGGTAAATTCTGATCGTACTGCCAGGCAATCGCATAGGGATTTGCCATCGGGTCGCCCTTTGACCCGGCCTGCTTTCGCTGGGTGGCGATCTGGGCGATCATCGAGTCGCCGAGCGATTTGCTTTCGAGTACCGGCTGTACGCCCGCCGACGGGTCGGCATGGTCGAGCACACTAAACAGGTACTTCTTGCGGCAGAGCGTGTTCTCGGCCCAGGGCTTCTTGATACCGGCCTTCTTCACCTCGTCGGCCTGCTCGGGCGACATGTACTTGTCATCGAATCCGCCAAAGATGCCGCCGGCATGAAGTACGATCTTCTTACCGTTGCCTTCGTAGACGAAGAGCTCGTCGGTAAGGTTCAGATCGCCGGATTCGACCAGGTCTCGGACATGCTCCTGAAGCCTACAGATGGGGCATGTGTTCGGGGGATACTCACGCTTCCCGCTCGGCCCACGGAAGTACTGCTTCTCGTTGGTCTTGTCCGCCTCGAGACATCGAATTTTGCCGAAATAGACTTCGGGGATATCCGGGTTGTCGCGGTTTTTCCCGATTCGTGGAAACTGGTGCTGGTAGATTCGGTAGAACAGCGATTTCGTATGTAGCCACACCAGGATCTCTGACTGGCCTTGTGGCGTCTTTCGCTTGTAGGACCAACCGGAGATGGTGTTGGCTTTCCGGTCGTTACGGTTGAAAGATTTGCGCTGTCCGCCACCGGAAGCTTCGCGAATGAGGTCGTCGAGGGATTGTCCTTGCATGGTCATTTCTTTATATTCTCAATGGTCGTTTAATGATTTGAGTGCGTAAACTCTTGACTGGAACCTATCGGCGAAACGCTCAAGGTGCTTAAGCGTGGCGTCGGCCCGCTTTCGCGCGGTAACTAACGATGAGTATTCGTCTGGATACATTGTCGCCATTTTGGCCTTAACGTCGGCTTCTGTAATGGCTTTCGCATGGTTTCCCATCGCCTTATCACTAGATAGCTCCGAAATCGCATCCTCTCTCATTTGGGCTTCTATCCGATCTAAAGCCAGGTCGCGCATTTCAAATTCGTATTTGGCGGCTACATAAGCACGATGGGCTTGCAGGGCGTTGTTATCGGCAACGTTAAGCGCCGCTCGTATTGCCTGGGGCTCGAGCGCATTTTCAATTTTAAGCTGGGGCTCTAGTCGTTCGTAAATGTCCGCCACGTCAGCTCTGATGATCGTCTCGACGATCCGGTTGAACTGGTCCGATTCGGACGGAAGTTGGGGGAGGTGTCGGGTTGCCATTATTTGTGACTATCTATATAATCGGCGCCAGAGCGGAGCGTCGATGGCATGTCTTTTGCAAACCCGAGCATCTTATTACAGGGGTTGCATAACAACCCCCTCACACGACCGGTTACATGGTCGTGGTCGACCAGCAGGGTTTCCCGCTTGCCACATATTGCACACAGGCCAGCTTGTAATTTATCTAAATCGCGAACTTCTTGAGAGGTTAGCCCATATTTCCTGAATAGTTTTCGTTCTCGGTACTTCTCGTAGTTGGATTCATAATGGTTGCGACTATACTCCCTAATTCTCTCTGCATTGGCTTCTCTATATTTACGATGCCTCTCCCGTTCCTTGTCAAGATTAAATTCTCGATATTTGCGACGCCTCTCTCGTTGGCGCTCGTTATTAGAGCTATAGTATTCCCGCTGCCTATCTAATAACTCATCGCGGTTGTCCTCGTACCACTTATGTTGGTAAGCCCGAATTTTCTCACGGTTCGCTTCTCGATACTTTCGATGGTACTCTCGCCGCCTCTCTCGACGCTCTGCGTCAGATAGTTTGACTTTCTGGCCGTTGACCATCCTTGATTACTTATATGCCGCGGTCTTCGACGAGTGTAATGACCAAAGCAATTCTTAGGCAACTCCCGCCTTCTTCGCCATCGTCTCGTCGATCCAGTCGATTAGGTCGAGCTTGCGCCGGGCGAACTCGAGTTTCTTCTTTTTGCGAGTGTCACGTACATAGTCAAATTCGAACAAGTCGGCCTCGGGGAAGGCAGCGGCAAGCAACCGACGGGTCGGCGGCCAAATGATATTCTCCCACAACTCAAAGCGGTCGAACTCACCGGTCCAGTCCTCGGCTGGGATGACCCGCTTAGGCTTGGCCGCCCCGTCGACCACCACGTAGTCAACCTTCACCCCTTCGTCTACCTCTCGACCGCGTTCGGCCAGGATCAGCCCAACTTCGACATGGGGCGGCAGCTGGGATGGTTCGCCGTTCTTCTTGGTCTTGCGGACGTAACCCTTAAGCGGCTTGCCCAGTGACTTGGATACCTTCACGTCCACGAGCTCGAGCGGGTCGTTCAGGACTCGGGCTTTATACCTCGCACAGATCTCTGTAAACCGGCTCGCGTCTTCGCATCGCGCTTTGCAGAACAGGTCAATCACTTCCTTCTGCATCGACCGGGTCATACGGGCCGAATCGCCGCGCTTGAACTCGAAGCCCTTGATTTCAGGCTCGCTATCGTCACCGGCCATCTTGCCGCCCTTGTGCAGCACCCTTCCGACATATCTTTTTGCTATGGCCTTGCCGTCGTCGTCGACTGGGATGATCAACCGCTCGAATTCTTTGTCGTAGCCGAGCGAGATACGGTTCGTCTTGCAACCGATCTCGGTCACGAGCGGCGGAATCAGCTCTTCGTTGCAGTAGGCAATGAAGCGGCGGAAGTCTTCGGTCGTCGCACCGAGCACGAAGCTCGAATCCGTGTCGCTCGCAAGGGTTTCGTAGCCGCGGATTTCGCCAGCCTTGATAACGTTCTTGATCAGCCATGCACCGGCCTGGGTAATGGCCTCGGCGACGTACCGGTCGAAGAACCGCGACCACGGCGACCCAATAACCCCGTAGAAGGCGTTTGCGGCAATTTTATACGCCGTCACTCGGCGATATGCGTCAATCCACTCCGGCGTATTGGGCTCGGCTTCCTTCTTCTTCTTGTCCCAGAACTTCCGCAGCTCGAGGATTTCTTCGAGTGCGACCACGAGGATTCCCTTGACTCGCGTATCAAACCACTCGTCGGTGCCGGGCGCTTCGCATACATAAGCCGGGCGAGGTCCTTCCCCCTTGAGCACCCTGGTTTCGGGGCTGGCGTTCCAGGTGATGATGATCGACGGGTACAGGGACGAAAAGTCGCAAACCTGGACCGACTTGAGGATGCCGGATTTCGTCGGGTGTAGGACGAAGGCGCCCTTGTACTTATCGGTCTCAGTGCCGCCGCGTTCCAACCGGGTCTTAAACCGATGCCCGGTGCGCTTGGCAATGGCAAACAGGTAGCCTTCCACCCGGGTGGCGGGACGCAGGCCGGATGAGTCGGGAAAGACCCCGCATACATCACACAGTGTCTGAAAGAGCTCGACGTAGCCCGTCTTGAGCTCGATATCGCGCATGAGCTGGGTGTCGCGGGCACAGTAGTCGGCTAGTTTCTTCCGGTCGCCGGTCGCCCATTCCTGCCATGTCTTCGACGAATCGAAATCGTCTTTTCCGTACCCCAAAACCGCCTGGGCAATCGACTCGAGGGCCAGCGATTGCTTTTCGTCGCCAGACTCGGCGGCCATGACGTTCATACGTTCAAAGAGGCTCATATGATCGAGCCAGAGCCAGCGGCGGGGCTGGATGTACGTAAGCTTACACTTCTTGGTCCGGGCCTTAATCACCTCAAAGTCGAACCGGTCGCCGTTCCACGAAAGCACCTGGTCGAATTGGTCCAACGTATCCCACATCGCCCGTAGCAACGTTGACTCGGACTCGTCGTTATCCTCCCCGAGCATCCCCCTAAACTCACGGCCGGTCTTGGCGCATACCAGGGTCCAACACAGCACACGGGCTTCTTCCTTGCGGGAGAAGGGCACCCGAGAGTCGGTTTCGATGTCTAGGTAGACGGCGCGGGGGCGTACGATCTTGCGGCCGGTGTCGGTTAGGTACCGGCGGGCCGGGGCTACGTCACCATCGTAGGTAAAAACGCCGCGTGTGCGGGGTAGGATCTCACACATCTTGCGGCAGACATCGCGTTCGGCGAACTTAACCCGCCAGAAGTCACCGTCGGCTTGGACCCCTACGACCGCCTCGGACTGACAGAGTTCGACGTATAGGTCGCGGGGCGTTTCGTCCTTCTTCAGAAATAGCGAGTGCTCGGCCGGTCGGCGGTTGAGCCAAACGCGGTCTCCCTTCCGCTCAATAAGCACTAACTCGTTTTTGCGGTAGTCAATATAGGCCGAAAGTAGACCGTCTTCCATCAGTCAAGCCGCTTGCGCGTAATACGAAGTATCAGGCTTCCGTCGGTGTCTTCGAGGACGCGATATCTTATTGCCACATCGTTCGATAGAACCTCCTCGCCAACCGGGTTATCCCCGATGCAGAAGGCGCGGTCGCCGCTATCATCGTCGGCCATCAATTCGATCGTCCGATCCGTCGCCGCCATGGCCAGGGTAATGGAATTGGCCGGTGGTAACCGATCGACCGGTTCGGGTCGCCCTTTCACGACGGCCACCGCGCGCTCCAAATCCCTCTTGGACGCGCCTTGGCGGGCTTGGTCTACCAGCCTGTCCCGGTACTCCGGAGGCACCTGGAGGGCCACTGCAAGCCGCGTATGGCCTATCTCTTTTACTTCCTTCTCGCTGAAGTGTGTGGCCACTTCGACACACTTCATAGCCTGGGTTCTACCAAGGCCGGCCTCGGCCCGGGTCCACTGCCCAAACTCGGCATACTTGGGCTTACCATCCTTGGTCTGCCGCATGCGCCACAATCCGCGGACGTGGACGTCGCGAAGCATGACCCCGAGTCGGTGGTAGTTCTTCGCCATCTCGTTCTTGAGCTTACGGATGGCCTCGACGGTATCGTCCAGGGACGCCTCGGTTAGGACTTCGACCTGTGCAAACCCGGTCTCAAAGGTTTTCATCCCATCAAAGTTGGTTGGCAACCGTTCGAGTTCAAACGCCAACTGCGTACCCTCTATCGTTCGTCCGTCGTCCAATTCAACCTCGGCGTCACCGCAGAATGGGCAACGTAGAAAATGTGTCGTATCGCTGTAGCCACCGCAGTCGCAGTCGACCAGTTCGTCGGGGTCGCAGTTCTGGTCGATCCAGGTGGCCATCCGTTCGACGCGGGTGTCCTGCGACCCGGTGCTTAGGAGTCCCAAGCGGGTAAGCTCTTCGTTCAGAACGTCGTGTCGTAAATCACGGGGAGAAATTCCCCAGACCTTTTTACCCATTGCGACCGGAGAACTGCTTGCATTCGGCTGGAAAGAATGACTTCCAGATAGATATCTTCTTCATGGTTGCGTTTCCCTTTCGGCAATTACACGTTACACACATGCTGGCACGATATTTTCGATGTCGTGTAAACCGCCGTTTGATAGTGCTAGGACGTGGTCCATCGTCAACCGATTGGACGCACAGCCGCAGTAAGCACACCGGTAATCATGAAGCTTGAGTATAATCTGCCACTGCTCTCCGTTTACCCCTCGTCCGCCCTTGCCTAGACGCCGACCGCGTGTACCGCTGCACTTTATCATCTCGTGACATTCTTTAAATGAACGGTTTGTATTCTGTTCTAACCAACGTCGTACCAACCACTTGGGTTCTTTAGACTTCTTGGTTCGATAGAAAACCCGACCATATTCTCTACGCGGTTCGGGGTTTTTCCAGTAATAGTCGCTACAGCGACTTCTGTCACAAGTCCTACATAAAGCGCCTACACGCGACTCAGGAGTCAACTCGACTTCACATCGCGAGCAAGTAGTTCGTCGATGACCCTTCTTTCCCACTTATACCCAGACGTACCCTTGGGTGGGTACTTCCGTCTTCCGCTCATCGTCCGAAATCTCGGACGCCGGAATGATCTTTACATGGCCACTTTTGATGTACTCGGGGAGTGTTACATATTCACCCCATGCGAGTTCTTTGCGCTTACGCTCGACGTAGCGTTCGCTATAGCCAGGCGTGGTTCCTTTACCGGGTTTCCAACCCTCGTCTTTTGGACATTCGGTACCGTCTGGTCGAAACCATGCGTATTCGCAGTTGCGCTCGAACGCGGTTGACGCTTCAAGCGTGTCGTCTTCTGAAATGCTGTAGTCTTCACCACAGCACGTACAGGTGACCCGGTTGGGATTACGACCGAAGCGGGAAAAGAAAACCGACTTGGCTTCGGCTTCCGGCGCTTCGATGAAAATGTGTCCCCAATCGAGCTTCTGATTCCCACCGCTGTGCATGTCGTGAAAATGCGTCCAAACCATACCCCATCTATGCCGCGATCAGGGCGTCCACGACTTTGCGCGCCAACGCAAACGCCTCGGAGTAAGACGCAATGCGTAACCCGAGTTCGGTACGACGGTCCAGAATGTCCATTGCGGCGGACGTGAGGTCGCCGTCAACCTTAACCACAATACGCACGGTCTCGCGAACCCGAACGTCGCCGGCAAACAACCGGTCGATCATGGCGATGTGCCGGGCCTTCTCCGAGTCCTCTTCCTGGTCGCCATCGACGATGAGCCACTCTTCAAACGGCGGACAGTCCGTAAGGGCGTGCGACGAAAGCCGCGACATGGCGATGGGGTGCCGGCTCTTCGCCCGGTCGTCCCGGCGTAACGCCCCGCGTTGCCGGTGCATCCACTTCTTCGCCCGGTTATTCGCGTTCCACTGCACGTATTGTTTCAGGGTCTTGCCGCGCGTCGGATCGTAATCCGGCAACACGGCGAAAACCGCGAGTAACATCTCTTGGACTACGTCTTCGAGCTCGACGTCGGCCGGACACTTCCAACGGCGCATCAGACCCATTGCCATCGAACGCCATTGGGACCGGGTGCGGCGTACGAATTCGGCGAACGACCCACCGTTACGCAGCCTGATGAGTGCTTCTTCCATCTGCCGCTATCTTTGACACGTTATGGGCAAGATGCAAGCAAAAAAAGCGATATTTATCCTACATCCAGGCCCGCGGCGATCAGTCGACTATGCAGCGCATCGGTGGACAAATCGGCGGCGTCAAGACCCGGCGGAAGTTCCACCCGGGTGACATCGGTCCAACGCTGTAGGACCTTGAGCGCACATGCTACGCGCTCGCCGGCTTTGTCCGGATCTGACGCGATTATAACGCGCTTGAATTTCGATAGCTTCGAGTAGACGGTGAGACCTGGGTTGGAACCACCGAGTGCGGCGACATAATCGGCCCCTGCTCGCTCACAGGCCAGTGCATTGAATGCACCTTCGGTGACTACGACCTGCGAATCCGCCTCGTCCTCGGGCCACCAACGCTCGCCAAAGATGACAGTGCGGTCGGGGTTGGTTTCGGGCTTGGGGGTGAGGTATCGTGGGCGGGCTCCGACCATCGTACGGGCCATGAAGCCGTGTAGGATCCCGGCCTTGTCATGAATAGGAAATATGACGCGGTTGGCTAATTCCCCATATGTTCCGACGTGAAGCATCCATCCGAGAATTTGGTGTTTAGTAACCCCACGACCTTCTAGGTAGTTTGACGACCAGTTGAATTTCCATTCGTCGTATGCGCGATTGGCAATTTTCACACAACCGTCGGGCAACCCCGTAAACTTCGGCTTACCCGCGAACCCACCGCCGACGCTAATCGTAAGTCTTTCCGGCACTGCCGAAACGGTATCGCCTTCGACCCCATTTGCGCGCAGCCACGCTTTGGCCGAATCCGTATCCAGGTTCAGGACTTGGCTAACCAGCGAAACAACGCCTCCGCCGGCTTGGCATGACCAACAGTGGAAAAGACCAGTTTCCGCCTGCATTTGCCAGGACGGATTACGATCGCTGTGCAGGGGACACTTGGCTTGGTACTCGCGGCCTACGCGCTTGGCATCGATGTCGAGCAGAGCGAGCAGACGTGGGACGTCGTAGGTTTTCATCGCTCTCTGTCTTCGAGCACTTTGGCGATTCTATTCAGGGCTGAAACGATTTGATTTCCCTGCCGATGCATCGTATCAAGAACATCCCAGATCAAAATCGAGGCGAGTGAGAACGCGACTATAAATACAATAAATATGAATTCGATGGTCATTTAAACTTTGCCCGCGCAATGATCTTTTCCTCTTCGAGCAGATTCAGAAACTTCTGATACTCAGAGGTCATGTACTCGCCGCTACGCTTATGGGGCGACGGGGTTGTCTCCATCGCCTGGGGCGACTCGACCGCCGTATCGACATCCCATGGGTCCCGCGGTTCGGGCTCTTCATCGCGCGCATAGGCCTCCACGATGTCTCGAATCTCGGAAGCAGGCTTGCGCTTGTACCGGCCTATCTCTCGCATCGGGTTTTCACCTTTTCGGGAAAAAGGGGACTGGGTCCAGACAGTTAGATGGATTTCTGAAAGGACCCGGTCCGCAGTCTGTACTTTGCTTTATGGCGCGGGGGCCACGTAGCGTTTGAGCTCGGCCGGCCGACAGTTGAATGTCAATCCGGAACGGGGATCGTGGTCAGCCTCAATGAGCAAGGGCCAATCGCCGTAGCGTTGCTTCAAGACGAGTATCTCGATGATATCCTTGGGTATCTCACGCCATAACCCGGGCACGTTACTCCCGAGGATTGTATCGGCAATTTGCACCCAACCACCGGAACCCATAATCGTTTCGCGGGATGGACGTTTATCAGGGCGATTCTCGACTTGCTTAAGGTTCTGCTGTGCCGTGAGAATCAGGTGCGTATTCGTTATCTTCGCGATGTCTTGGGTCCTGATAAGATTGGTCTTTTCCTCTTCTGGCCCCTTGAATTCGAAGGCTCGTTCCCACAAGTCCAACACGGCGACTTCGCAGGCGCTGTCGATGACCATACCGTGAATCGCCGAAAGCGCGTCTTCGTTGGCGTGCTTACCCTTGGTAACCGGTTGATCGACAAACCGTACGTAACTTGAGATCCGTTCTCGCTCGACCGCGAGAGCGGTCCTATCTTCTCGAGATAGCAGACCAGAAAGCATTTTGGTGCGATCCAATCCCAAGGACATACAAGCAAACAAGTTGCAGAGCATGTCCGGAGGCATTTCCCACGCCCCCATAAGAACCTTGCGGCCCAATCCTTTATCGCCAATTCGCGGAATCCCAGGTCCTTGGTGCAAGGCGATTTGTCCAGAGATGAGCGATTTACAAGCCCCGCTAACAGCGGTTATTACAGTAATCTTCCCTGGCATCGTACCGGTCGTCAGTCGCCTAGTACCGTCATCGTTCAGGTCCAATCCGGGAATGCCAAACGGGTAATGCTCGTCGGCGAGCTCGTCTAACAAAGCCTCTGCCCGGTCACGCAGCCGACGCGGGTCGCTCATCAAGCCGCGGTATCCCGAGCCCCCCTCGAGCGACGTAGCCACGGATCGTGCCATCGCACGCACCCGGTCGGCCGGAGCGGCCGTATCCTGCAACGTCCGTAATAGCTCGGGGAGTGGACCGCGTACGCATTCAACCCGTGCTCGGTCCCAAAGCAGCATCTCGACGTGGTGCTTAAGGTTTGGCGGCACCTCGGTCCGGCTGGCTAGTAGGGTCTCGAGATACGGCGTGTCCGCCTTACCACCGGTAAGCTGGTGCAGGGTTGCGATGTCGAACGCTAGGTCACGACGTGCGATTTCCGTCAACCCTTCCCATATTACCTGGTGCTCGTCGGCTAGGAACACATCGGGGCGCAATCGCTGCGTTAAGCCCTTGCGGACTTCGGTGTCAATACAGGCTGCGATGACAAGAATTTGTTCATTCACGGCGTCTACGTGAATATCAAGCTTATCCAGCTTCGGCGTCGGACGTTCGGGGATGGGCGCGGGGCCCTCGATCGGGCGTCGCTTCACTTTCCCTTCGACGCGAGTACGCGCTTCACGTGCTCTTCGAGCTTATCGTAGAACATGAGGCTGGCCCAGCCGTCGACCATGAGACGGGCGCGCTGGAATAGCTCGCTCGGTGTTTCACCACCCGTTCCATCGTCATTCATGTGCAACGGGCCGAGTCGGACGATCACCGACGGCAATTCAAACGAATTGTACTGAACGGGACTGTACTTCTCTGTACCCGAGCTTACTTCGATCTCGTGGATGTTCAGTTCCTGGCAGGTGCGCTCGGGCGCGCCCGGCTTCGTTTCGGCGGGCGCGGCTTGTGGTTTGACGATACGTTTCATCTTGGCCTCAGTCGTGGATAAACGCTTTGTGGTCGCCGTCTACGGTACGTAGCTTGGCCCAGTACGCGCGTTCGGCCGCGGTAAGGCTTAGGGCCCGTCCGGACGAAAGGAACGCATCCGCGGCGGCAAGGCGCATCTCATCGCGAACCGTACCGGACACCCGCCCGCAGCTCATGGTCCCGTCCACGTAACACGAGAAAGCATGACCATTTACGGACCCATCGAACCGTCTGTCTGCAAAGTCAATCTTCATAGTCGTTTCCCTGCTCAATTATGGCTTTGACAGCCGAGGTCGTAAGGGTTTGCCCGTCGAGCCATGTTATGATGCAGCAGGCTCCTTCGACGATACGTTTAACCGCGTTGTACGGTTGCCATTTACCATCGACCAGACGTCTACTTCCCTTCCCGAGCCCTGGTTTTCGGAATAGCTTCCGGATCCGGTGGTTGGCTTCGTCTATCTGATAGATACTGCCGTTTTCGGTCGTCACGACTAGGTACTTAGGCTGCATTGCCCGACCCCGGTTTGAATACCCCCAAGCAGTAGGCCCGGTGGATGTCGGCGGCCTTGCGCAGCGCATCGACGATTTGCCGGGTTTCGTCCGGAAGCGTCGCCAGGCCGTAAGGTCCCGGGTCCCGCTCGATTTCGTTTGCCATGTCGAGGGCTCGCTGGATGGATGGTGTGAAAACCTCGTCGCCGATCTCAATACGGATGCCGTCTTGGGTCACGCGCACCCGGACCCGTATCGAAGAGGGCGGTGGAACCGTATCCTTCATCGCCCGATACCCATGCGGGCCATGGCGTGGCCGGCGGAGATTACAATTGGGTCCGCGTTGTGGATATCGTTGGAGTCGTCGAAGTCCGCGCGGTCAACAGCGGAAGATGTGTCATAAACACACTCGGACGTATCTTCGACACACCAGCCAAAGCCCTGCAACGCACCACCCCAGTACCAGGCGTAGATACACCCACAGGGACCCTTAAGCAGGGTCATCGCTTCTTTCTTCCCGAACAGTCTTGCCATGTGTCCCCTATGCCGCCGGTTTCTTGGACCGCAGCGCGGCGTCGAATGCGTCGTCTACGGCGGCGTGGGCAAGCTCTCGGTCGTTCCTACACGCCTCGACCATAAGCATCGCCAGCGCCTTGCCGAAGGGCATCTTCGGGTCCTTCCTGGCCGTGGTCTGCGCACAGGCAAGTAACGCGACGGCGATTTCCCTTGGATTTGCGATGCGCCCCGAGGCAGCCGTGTAATTGACCAATCCGTCAACCAAGGCGACCTTGATCTTGGACAAAAGCACTACAATCGGCGGTTCGCCGGACATCACTTCCCTCTGCGCCGCTCGGCATGTGTCTTTAGCCACTCCTTTACCTTCTTGGGCGAGCCGTGACAGGCGCTTGGGGCGTAGTTGTAGATCCACGAGCAGAGCCCGTGTAGGCCCACCCGGGAATTTAGGTCGGCCCGCGACAGGGCACCGAAGAGGTCGTTCTCGAGCACGCACTTGAGAAAATCGCCGGTCGGGATACCGCGCTCGATGTAAAGCCTAAGCCCTTCCCTAAGATGTTCGGGCACGTGAACGCTAAACTTCAGTAGGTCGTCATCGTCCATTGTGTAGGTGCCTTCTTCGGTCCATGTACGGTAGGTCATGATCTGCGACGCCTTGTAGATTTGGTAACAGTGCCGTAGCCGTCGCCGTAGCCGTTGCCGTAGCCGTCGCCGTTGCCGTAGCCGTAGCCGTAACCGTAGCCGTAGCCGTCGCCGTCGCCGTAGCCGTAGCCGTAGCCGTTGCCGTAGCCGTTGCCGTAGCCGTTGCCGTTGCCGTAGCCGTTGCCGTAGCCGTTGCCGTAGCCGTCGCCGTAGCCGTAGCCGTAGCCGTCGCCGTAGCCGTAGCCGTCGCCGTTGCCGTAGCCGTAGCCGATCGGTTTCATGACTTGGTTCCCCAGTTATCTGGAACCGGAACACGGAAGATTTCGCTATCAGCCGGAATCTCTACATCGGCACATGGGCGCAGATCCGTCTTAACCAATGGATTAGCTACCATCGCGGCGAACCCCTGGCCCGTCCACGAGAAGACGTGCAATGCCCTGGTGAGAACGATCTTCCCGGGCTTCGCGGTCTCATCGACATCGCCTGCAAAAATCCATCCTCGATCGACCACCACTACAGCGCGTTTACCCGGTTTGGGTTGCACAGCTTCGACCGAATCGGCTTTGATGTACTTAACCCCGTTAATCGTAAGTTCGGTCACTTCTTGTTTCATGGTTCCTCTTTTTGCAAACAGACCCGTATCTCATGCGGCGTAAGTTGGTCCTTGGCGTCACCCGGGTGGCGGTTGCATCGGCGGCACTTGCTCTTCTTGCTTTTACCGTCTACCGAAACGGCCCACACAAGGACGAAGACACCGTCGCGCGAGAGGCAATGCTTAACCGGCATTGTCCGGCCACTCGTCTGGGTTACAGCCGTGGGTATCCAGCCAAATGCGTGCCGCTTCGCCCTTAGGGGTCAACCAACCGGCGCTGACTACACCACCGTGCTCGGTAAACTCGAGCTTATCCAAGCAATATAGAGAAACCCACGATAAACCGGCTTGTGGTGTGTCCTCGTCGTTCAGACCCAACCATTCCTGAAACTGTTTACGGTTGGGCCAACTCTTCTCAAACGGCACATCGTAGTCCATCGTGTAGTACCAGAGCAACCAATGCAGCATCGTTAGAGCCGTTTCGGGACTCCCGCATCCACAAATCGGTAGATCGGACCAAGGATCGAAATTCATATTTCTAACTCCTCTAGGACATCGTGTCGGAAGAAGCCGGCACATCGCACCGAGCAGAACGCGCGTTTGGACTTCGCCGGCAGATCATCCCCACAGTACAAACACCATCCGCACGGCGCGGGCGCGAACGTACAGCAAAGCGCCACCTCGCCCGCGGTTCCGCATTTACGGCCACACGCCGGACATTGCGAAGGCCGGGCATACCCAGTTACAGCCATTGCTTAAGCCCCAGGACCAGGTCGCAGTACTGCGCCCGAACTACATCCGACGGGGTCAACCCTTTGACCTCGGTTAGACGTTTGATGGTCTGAAGCCGGGTGGTAAGGGCTCTGGCAAGTTTGATGGCCGACTGCATTTCCGAGTCGAGCCGGGCGTCGGGTGGCTTGCCCACCGCGGCGACGATCTCTTTGGTTTCCTCGTAGGTCTTACCCACCACCTGGGCTACGACTTCGGTCTGGACTTCGGGGTCCTTGATCTTGATGATCTCGTCGACCTGGCAGGTCTTGAGTTCGGCGCTTGCGTGGGCTGCGGCGACGGCGGGTGCCGCCCGTTGGACCCTTGCTTTCGCCTGGGCGACCTTCCTGGGACTACACTTGAGTTCCTTGGCGACTTCCTCGACCGCGTTCGGCTTGGTCCCCTCAAATGCAAAATTTGCATTTGGCGTTGTTTCTAAGACGGCGGAATTGCTCAGTTCCGGAAAATCGGACCCCCCGAACTCGTCGGCCGCGCCGTGCATCTTGTCTGGGTCGACGCACGGTGGCTTCTTCGGCTTCGACGGACGCTGCGCTTCCTTGATCACCCGGTTTTTGGGATCGAGTTGCTTGACGATCTCGATCCTTTCCGTGACGAGCCGGTCCCACTCGTACGAGTCGACCTCGACCCGGGCGATATTTTCATCGATGTGGCGCAGTCGGGACCGGAGCGGGTCGTGTCGGTAAACCCGCACCCGTATGGTCTTTTTCTTGAGCAGGATGTGCGCGTGGATGCGGCCCTCGCCGGCATCGACCCGGTATTTCCTAGGCGTTGTTTCGTCCTGGGCAGAAATCCGATGGACAATCACCGGGTTAAGCATCCCGTTCAGGGCGATGGAGTCGGCGATACGGGCGATGTGCCCTTCGTCGTGTCGCTTGGGGGCGTCAAATTCAAGGTCCCTAATCGGCACGTCGAGTTCGGCTTCAAAGTCGTCATCGGTCATCGTAATGTCCTTTCAGGTCCCGTAACGCGACACTGTCTCATATGTACACGACCGGCCGGGAGGTCAATGTAGGTAAGTGCGAATTATTACCCACCGTCATCGTTTTTCGGACCCAGTTACGTGGTATTTCCGACAAGCCGGACATCGGTATACCCGTAACCGGAAACCGGCGCTGCGGTGCGCCATCTTCGCGGCACGTTCCGAGACATAACCGCGTTTTCCAGTATCACTGCAATTGTACCAGGCGTGTTCTGGGTCAAGGACGGGGGGCATGTATGGGTCGGTCATGGGGTCATCTGAACGTCTACATGCCGCGCGCGGCATTTTAGTGTTTAACAAACAATTAGAAAATCACCGAGACTCAGAAAGCAGCGGGCAACCGGCCGGTGAGCTAATGCAAAGAAGATCGGCAAATAGCACGGTGCAAGGAATCGCAGATTGTTCCACTTCCTGGAGGAAACCCACGCTCTCCCTTCGTACGCTATCTGGGAGAGGGTCAGGTCCTCTAGAGGAAGACTCCAGAAGACGCATAACTGGTCCGGGTAACCCTCGGAAGAACCATCAACCCCCGTCTGCGATCCGCTGCTCTGATTCCTCTCGATGAATCACATATCCGGAAAAAGGAATTTCGACTTGGGCGTTAACAATTCCCACCCGGTAGCTCGGGGCCATTACTGAGTCGAGTTCTCTAAAACCGGAGAACAGTCGTAAGATAAACATAAAATCTCTGTAAGTCCTTCACCTAGACGGGTAACCCGGATAGGGAAGGCAAGGAGATTAAAGGGGGGTGATCTACCATCCGTCCCAATTTGAACAATGAAGAGACGAATCAAGACGTCAAGTCTAGATCGAATGGAATTGACCCTAGCTAGGGAAATACGCGAGATTCGCGGAAAACCCGTTCCCATGACACAAATTGAGAAGGAATTCTCAAAAATGCTCGACGGCTGGTTTCAACGTCAGTTTCATCCACAGATCCCGTTCGGCCCATATCGGGCAGACTTTTTGCATTTCGGTGGGCTAGTCGTTGAACTGGACGATACGTCCCACAACGGCCGCGACGATCACGACGCGAAGCGGGATCGGTACTTTTCTAAGTATGGGTTTGTTACATTACGAATAAAAACCTCAGAATTCAGACGAGATCGTGCGGCTAGCCTTCAAAGGATCAAATCCTCCCTTGTCGATCGACTCTGTTCGGGGAAACCTTGTAGAGTTCCGATGGTTGGGGAATTTATTCCGAAGCCGAGCTGTCTAAATCGTGTCCGGGTTAAACCACTCGAAATTGACACGATGCCCAAACCGAAAAAGCCACCCGTCGCGTCGAGCTTCGAGTAACGCCGCATGTAACCTAGGTTTCGTACACCGATTGTACAAATCCAACCCGTCCAACCGCGGCATGTGTCTCGGTATGGACCCAACGGACGAACTCAAAAAATTACTCGACGAAGTACTTGGCAAAGAGGGATTAGAGTCGATCAAGAAATCGATCGACGTATCCCGTGCCGTCGGCGACGCCCTTGCGGCGTGGATGAGCACCCCAGAGAACAAAGCCCGCGACGGGCGCATCGTGTTCGGCGAAGTGATGGCCGGCCTCATGTGCGCCGCCGCATCCCTGCAGTCAACCACGAAAGAGACCCCTCTCGAATGTGGGAACAGATTTGCCCTCGGGGTGCAGTTGGCTTCCCAGGCCAGCCCGGTTCACTACCTGGGTAATGCGTTCAAGCAAGCGGTGTTCGATATCGTCGATGCCGAAAAGGCCGACAAGACCCCGACACCAAAACCGCCGACCGACCTCGGACCGGGGTGGAACTGATGCGCCCCCTACGCTTCGCACTTGGCGTTGCGCTCGTCCTGGTCCTTACCGGGTGTGCGTCTAATTCCGCTGACACTGGAACTACCCCGCCCCCGGGCGCATGTGGACCATCTTCGTGCCCGTTGCCCCCGCCGCCACCCGAAACCACGTGTGATCGGACCATCGACAACTTGACCCGGATCGGCATGTTCTACATCGCCGAGGTGGACCCGCCGATAACCGCCCACGATCGTGCACTTTTCTGCAAATCCCTAAGCAAGAACTACGATCTGGAATGCATGGCCCGTGCCCAGAACGTCATGGAGGCGTCCCAATGTCGAAAGGTCCAGGTCTCGGCCTAACCCACGTGATTACGTTCGCACTCGCGGTCTTCCTTGGGGGTCTGCTGGTCGGGTATACGTTCGGGCTATCCCGGGGGCTACGCCTTTTCGCCACTGGTACCGTGGAATGCCCGTAATGACCTCTGGGCGGCCCGTGGTTGGGTTTTGATCCGTCGGATAGGGTCAGGCCTCGTCCGGACCCAAAGCGCGTTATAACGCGACTACGGCGACCGTACGACCGTAACGGGGCCACCGACCCCCACACAGTGCCGACAGCAGGCCTCTACCACCCGGGTGACACGGGTACGCGGGGACACGGATTCAGTAAGGGCCAGCCCGACCAGGGCCGCCATCGAAGCCGACCCCGCCGCCGCATACCCCGTGGCAACCCGATCCGATAGGTAACCCGAAGAGTCCAACACCCAAAGTTCACCCGATATGCCCAACAGACACTCCCATTCCACCTTCGACGAAGAGTCGGTCTCCAAGCCGTCTTCCTTGAAGAGCTTGCGTAGTGCCGGCATTAGGTCGCGTACGACGTATGCGGCCGTTTCGGCCTTGGCCGGCCGTTTGGGGGCTTTGAAGTCGTACCGTACGAGCTCGCAAGGCCGGCAGTCCCCGGCCCAGCCCCATACCAAACCGTCCTTTTCGTATACCTTGGGTAATGAAATCGTATACTTAAGGGTTTTGGTGCTGACCTCGGAATCGCCCGCCATCCAAACCACTCCGTCCTTCACGACCGAAACGATGCAAGTCATTGGGGGATACGATACCGCGTTCGCGGGTCATAAGAAGGTTGACAGGACCAAACGCGGTATTATCGATTTGGATATGGAGAAGGCGAAGTGACCGACCCCCGCAAACTCATCCAGGAGGCGAGGGAGCTGGATGCGAAGGCTACGAAGGGGCCGTGGACGCCGTATCGATGTCACCACGTTTACGACGCCAACGAATCATGCGAGGTTCGTGGGTTCGGAACGTCGGGCGTAGCGGTCACGATCTTCGGTGACGGTGCACGTGACGAGTGCCACCACATCGTCGGGACAGCGGACGCAGCCTTCATCGCCCACTCCCGCACCCTCCTGGTCGAGTTGGCGGATGCGCTGGAGAAGGCGTTGGAGGGAAGCGATGTCGATTGAGAGCGAACTGGCCTTTGCGGAGGAGTTGCGCGAATTGTTTCAAAACGAGCGATCGCGCCCGATTACCGTGAACGAAGCCGCAAACAGAATCCACGCGCGAGATGCGGCCGTTCGAGCCGAAGCCAAGAGAGGTCTGGTTGCGCGAATTCGCGAGCTGGCCCGGTGCGATGTCGGGTCCGAATACCAGGACAACATGATTTTCTGGGTCGCGGACAGGCTCGAACGGGAAATCAAGGCCTTGGAGGGTGGGGGCGATGGGTGAGGTAGCCTTGTGTGTTGCGGCGGCCGTTCTTGGTCTCGGGATAGGCACGGTGGCTGGCCTGCTCCTGTGGCCGCTACCGAAGCGCACCCGGCGCTGGAAGCAGCGTTCGAGCCAAAACGGTCAAGAAAAATGACCCAAAAACCGCAGCGCCAGCTTCGTCTCTGGGGCGCCATCCCAGAGGGCCTCAAGGTCGTTTCCTACGGAGGTGGGGTCAACAGCGTGGCGGTGCTGCTACGCCTCCACGAGCTCGGTGTGACACCGACAGCCATCGTCATGGCTGATCCAGGATCCGAGCATGCCGCGACTCACAGCTACCGCGACGCCGTCCTCCCAACCTGGTTGGATAGCGTTGGATTCCCTCGGATAGAGGTCATCAATCGTATCGACGAAGGGCAGCACAATGCTCGGGCCTGGCGCCTCGAAACGCTGCACGATGAATGCGTTAGGACGCGCTCGCTCCCGAGCATCGCTTACGGGTGGAAAAAGTGCTCCGCAAAATACAAGGGTGACACGCAGCGATGGTGGTCGGCGCGCCAAGACTTCGCCCAAGCCGAATGGGCCGCCGGCAGAAAGCTCGTGAAGGTTATCGGCTACGATGCGGGCGAGGAGCAGCGGGAGCGCGTCGCATTCGCGAATCCGTGGGAGCAAACCCGCTTTACCCCATGGTACCCGCTGATCGAAGCCGGTATCGACCGCGATGCCTGCGAGGAGATGATCGTCAAGGCCGGACTGCCGCTGCCTCCCAAGTCAGCTTGCACGTTCTGCCCCAATAACAAGCTGGAGGAATGGGAAGCTCTCCGACGAAGCGATCCGGCTGCGTTCGCGGAGGCTGTAGCCATGTCGCGCAACGCTGAGGTCAATAATCCGGAGGTGGTCGGCTTGATGCGCTGCAATCCGCACGGGAAGCGGCAGTTACACGTCTGGGCCGATGGCGGTTATGACGGAGATAAACTCGGTGGAAGCGAGGACTCGATGCCATGCGAGTGTGCGCTGTGACCTAGGGGAAGCGCCTCGGTGAAGTGAAGTGAAGTTGGGTCAAATGGATGAAGTTGAGCATAGGGACGGCATAGAGGGACCAGAACCCGTGCGGTACTGGGCGGAGCGTGTGGTCGGCTACGCGCCAAACATTGAGCCGTGCCGCGAGCTGCGTGAGATGCTGATCGCTAACCATCCGCACCTGTTCTACCTGATCGAGTCGTTGCGCCAAGCGCTGGAGCGCGAGCGTCATGCGAAGTGAAGTCGCTGTGGTCTTCTGCGACCCCTGCGGGCGTCGGCTTGATCGTAACGGGTACGGGTGGCGGTACACGATCGGCGGGCGCATCTGCCGATTCTGCCTTGGAGTGCGTTGGCTCTCGGATGCAGGCAAGGGCCCATTCGACTGTCCAGAATGCGGCGCCAGGGAGCCTAGCAAGTGCTCCTGCCTGGCGCCGCCCATCGACGACCACTGCCCCCATTGCGGCGCTCCCGATGCATCCACCTGCTCGCCGCACTGTCCAACCCGCGGGCACGACCCGCTTAACCCGAATGATGAGCCGATCTGAGTGACCCCCGGTGAGTGAGATGCAAGGGAACGACATATCCGAACCGAAACCCTACTGGGTGAGCTTCGAGTCATACCTTCGCGGGTTCGAGTACCACGGGCCATGGTGGATATCCGGCGAGACCGAAGACGGCGCCAAGCTGGTCTGCGCGGCCGTGATGGCAACGGACGAAGAGGATGCGCGGCACACCATCTACGCAAGCTTCGATGAGCCGCACTACGAAGGGCCGAACTGGTTCCGCTTCGTCGAGGTGCGACCCGCATCCTGGAACCCGTTTGGCGACCGGTTCCCAAAAGCCGACTGGATGAAGTGGCCATGGCCGACGTGAGCAGGGGAGGTGAGGGATGACAGACGCTGAATTGCTGGCCGAAATCAGGCGACAAGCCCACGGGTGCAAACATGCCGATTCGGCGTGTGGACTCATTTACTTCATCAACAACCACGATGGCGCTGGCCATTGGCGATCCTGGCGGTGTGAAAAGCACAACTACAGCGGCAGCGGAGCGAAGTTCGAGTGTCCCAAATGCTTGGAGGCGAAGTTATGAGAATCAACGTTTACAGCCAGGAGCTAACCGACGAGACCGAGCTCGTCGCCAAAAAGAGCAATACGGGGATCACGTACCACGCGGTCCGGATGCTGCTTCACTCGTCGCCGAAGCTGCACCATCCGCCGGCCGATGACGATCGCAGCGCCATCACGTTCTGGCTGCCAAAGTCCAAGGCTCGGCGTGAGGATTTGGCGACTACGCTCGAGGTGCTGGCGCAAATGGTCCGAGAAGCGCCGCCCGAAACGGGGCTCGATTGACCCCCGGCAGCCTGGGCGGAGGGAGCAAGTGAAGCACTGCGATTGCTGCCAGCGCGATGTGCCGGACAGCCAGTGGGACGGCATCTATTCGGCCTGCGACGACTGCGCATGGTGCCACTCGTTCCAGTGCGAGCCTTGCTGCCATGGGGCGTGTCACCCACAGGGACAGCGCGTCCGCCCACCCGCAACCGAAGGAGACGATGATGGCGACGACGTGATCGCCCGATGGCGCGAAGCTTCCGGTTGCTTGGGGTCGCGCAAGATTGACGTGCTGGAAGCGGGGGAGTCGCTCTGCGCCGAAGTCGAACGCCTACGCCGCAACGTCCGCGAGCTGCGCAGCGGTTGCAAGATTCTTCTCGGCTACGTCGGGGACAATCGAATGCGCGACATTCTGGAATCGATGCTGGAGTTGAGTAGCTCCGCCCTCGAAGAAAGCGAGAAGGAATGACCGATGATAAGCCCGAGACGTCGAACTCGTTTCTGGCAGACCATGAGCGGAGGCTCGCCAAGCTGGAAGAAACGGTGGCCGACCTTCGCCGCGGTCAGCACCCACACGCGGACTTTTTCGCCGGCATGCGAGAAGCGGCCGAGCCTACCCCGCCCCCGGCCGAGCCCGAGACTTTCGCCCAGCTCGGCGCTCGGGTATTCCACAAGCGACCGGTTGAGGCCGAGGGGGAGATGCAGCCGGCGGAGCTATTCGCAGTGGACATGGTCGATGCGGCGATGAACCCGTGCCGAGAAGGATCCTGCGAAGTGCTGGCGCGTCGATGGGAAATCGCCATCCGTGCCGACGAAAGGCGGAAGCTCAAGTCCCCGACTCCCGAAATGGTCATGGCCGACCGAGAGGTGATGCGGCGGTTTGATGAATTGCGCACCAAGCTCGAAGCCGCCGAGCGCGAACTCGAATCGGTTAAAGACGTGCTCATTGGCGCCGATGAAGACTTCGGACCGACGCCAGACACGACTCCTGCCGACGTGGTCAAACGCTTGCTGACCGAACGCGACTCCGCGCTCCGCGAACTCGAGAGGGCGCGGGCGCAGCTAGCCGCGGTCGAGGCGCTGCTCAAACGCTGGGAGCCGACACACGCGATCCGCTCGGACATCCCCGGACTGATGTACGCGCAGCTGCGTGATGTGCTCGAAAAGCCCTAACCCTTCCGCTCCGGCTTGGTCGGAGGCTCGCTCGCGGGGAAGCCTACATCCGATCCAACGAAGGCGTCGGAATAACCGCGTCGAGCGCCTCGTCATCGTCCGCCGGCTTAAGATGGACGAACCGGCAGTCCCCGAATGGGAAACCCGGGGTGCTTTCGAACATGACCTGCATGGGCGCCCCGTCGTCACCGCGGATGCCGGCGCCGTAGCGGGCAAACGAGTCGACCCCGATTACACTGCCGTTTACGACGATCGTGGCGATTCCGGTGGGCATCGTGAACGGTGTATGGAAGTGGCCATATCCCAACACACGCACCGGTTTGGCAAATTCGCCGCTTGCGTTGATCCGATGGATGGTTTCTACCATCGGCTTGATATTGAGCGACTTGCCGACGTTTGAAATGCTCGGTCGGACGTCGCCATGGGAAAATAGGGCCAGCGCGTCCCCGCCGGGTAGTTCGACCACGCCTTCGCCCGTCTTCGGTATTTCGAAGGAAATGCCGGGCGTGTCTCGAAACGCCATTTTGATGGCGAGGTAGATCGAGCTCGAGTGGTTGTCCCATCGTTGGGATACTTGGCGTTCGCGGGTCGCCCGTTCGTGGTTACCTGGAAGCCCGATCACCCGGATATTGGCAAAATGTTGTTTCAGGTAGTCTAGAAACGCGACAAGGATCGCCGCCGCACCGTGTATCTGCTCCGTAAGCAGGGTTACACCGCGGTCGTCCAAGTGAATGCGACCGCAGATCATGTCGCCGTTGAAAACCACCAGCAGGTCGGTCTCGTCACGATGGTATGGTTTCCAATCGGAGATTTGAGTGGCGAAAAGGGCGAAGCGGCGGGCGGCGATAGTCCAATCGAACGCGCTACCGGGCACCTCCTTTGGGTCGACGATGAGGCCTAGGTGGGCGTCCGATACCATCGCGGTAAGAAGACGTCGACCGGGCGCCCCGGGTGGGATGTACCGGGTCGTCGAAAGCCGCACTGGCGACGTCGCAAACGCCTCCGTAATCGATTTCTGGACAACGTTGCCGAGATAGTCCCTTTGGCCCAAAGCGCGCTCCAGACGCCGCGTGTAGGCGACGCGGGCGGCCAACCCTTCGCGGTCGGCCAGATTGGGCTTTACGGTCGGTTCGAAGGCGTCTTCGACGATCTTGGCGTAACCGCCGTAGCGGGTGAAATCGTCGGCGTTACAGGGCGTACACTTTGCGACTTGACTGGCCGTGAGGTCGTGTGCATCTGTGTCGTTGAGTGCTGATGCCGTCTTCACGAAGCCTACGAGGTCCGACAGACCCGGCCCGGTCTGGACCAACGGCTGCGACATCAGGTAGTCGCTCGGCGGGCGCTCGCCGCGGGCAAGCAGGGCGTGTTTCAACGCAGACGAGGAAACTTGTCGTCCGAGCGTGCGCGATATCTCGACCGCGGCATCTAGAACCGATGTGTGCCGCCGGAGAATATGTTTTGCGAGTTCGACTTGTTCGGAGCTCCAGCGCGATATGGCCATTAACGGCTATTATGGTGCGACACGCGGCATTTGTTCAGGGGAAGTACGAGGAGAGACATGCAGGACCTTAAAGAACTGTTGAAGAAGTGGCGGACGGCCCAGAAAGCCGGTGACTCTGGGCCGCTCGCAATTGCTCAGGAGATTATCGCAGTTGGCGAAACCTGGGTCCGTTACAAGGACCAGGCCGGCGGAGTGACCTTCTCTACGTGGTTACGCGAAAATGGCCTGCAGCCACCGGGGTATTACCGGTCACGTGCGCCGAGCTCCGGAAACGGCTATTCCAAATGTTTTGTGCAATGCGGAAAAATGCCGGCAAGGGCCATCGAAGCTCGAAATACTTGAAGATCTGGACTGATTACAAACATCGAATGATCCACTCGGCACGATACATTGCCGATACAAACAAACTCATCGAGTTCGGTTCTGATAAGACCCGGAGCGGCGCCAAGGGCGTGATCGATTCTACGGGTTGGCATAAGTCGGCTGACGTATTTTTGACCGACCTTTACATGGTCTGGCGCGCGCTCGAGGGCCTGCCCGTATGGTGTCCATATGTGGCCGAGAAGCTCGGGTACTGGCACGCCAGCGATATTCCGGCTTGGACTGGGGGGCGCACGATGTCCGTCGAAGAGGCTATGATCCTAGTCGGAGATGTTGGTGCGTACGAATCGGCCGTACCCCAACCCGAAGAGTTCAGTCTTTCCGCCGACTCTCTCTGATCTCGCGCTCTAGGCCGGCGAAGCGCTGTTCGAATTCTGCTCGGCTTAGCATTGCAGTACGCATTTCGCGTAGCTCGACATGAATGAGTTGGATAGTTTCAAGCTTGCCGGTAAGTGCCGTAAGGGCGACATCGTGTGCCACGTCCTTCTTCTCAAGCGAATCCACCTTTTGGACGATGGTGTCAAAATCTTTATCTCGTCGCCGCTGAATATAAGCCAGCATCGGCAACAAAACTAGCGATATTACACCGCTAAGCAATCCGATTACGGCCGCGACAATCAAGCCGGTTGCTGTTGGTTCCATCACAGCCCTGCCGCATATCGGGACTTAGATCCGACCACACCGTCTGCTACGAGCCCGTGTGACGCCTGCCATGCCTGCGTCGCCTTCTTCGTCTTCTGTCCGTAAATCCCGTCGACCTTGAGTCCGGCGCCGTCTCGGTTAAGTACCGCCTGCCAGACCTTGACGTCATCGCCGTGGACACAGAACTTCAGCGACCGTACTTCGGGTTCCGTCACCCGGGTGACATCGGAACCGCCGTCGCCCCCCGGGGGAACTATATCGGGAATCATCGGAACGGTGGCAAGGTCCTGCTCTTCGGGGATGCCGAGTTCGTGTTCGCGGATTTTTAATAGGTCCAGGCGACCAATGATCTTGTTGTTCGCAATGCGCCAGTTTCCCTGGGCGTCCTTTGCAACCGTCTGAGACATATATAGACGGCAGCTCGGTCCGGGTGGCTTTCCATTTACGGCATGGAACTGGCCATAATTCGCCGTATCACAGCTTACCGGGTTGCCGTTTGGGTCGTAGGAGATCTCGGTTACTATCAGACTATGGGGTCCGAACCGGTTTAGAACCTGGACTCCGTCGCCAATACGGATGTCCCAACTACAACCCGGCCAGTAGCCGCGCCAGGCGTAGGCGGCGAATCTTTTTACACGGGTTAAGTTTTCACCTGGAAGCCAAGTATTTCCGCCGTCTTTACGGTTGGCCCAAGGACACTTCTGCTTCAGGTCGACACATTCGAGCGCCAGCCTAGACAAAAGATCTTCGCAGCAGGAGAGGTACTGACCGTGACCGTCTTTCATGGTCCATCGCCCTTCCGTTGTTAGGCGGCCGAACCCCTCGGGATCCTCGTAAATCGAAAACCCCGTGGTACCACCACATAGTTCAATTGCGCGACTAGAAAGGGTTCTTCGGTTCACCTACCAAGGGTATGCTACGGGGATTGACAGAACAAACATAGGTCTTATCAAAGTAGTTGTGCTGGGCATGGCCCTGCGGGGCGATGCAAGGTCTGGTTTGGCCGTGTATGGCAAGGTCGGGCTTGGCGCGGCAAAGCAAGGAATGGCTCGGCTGAGGACCACGATGAAAACAGTAAAAGTAGTGATCGAAGGTACATCCCCGTATTTAATGCATAAATTTAGTGACGAAGCGGCGGCAGGGCGGACAACTCGCGCAACATTGGTTGAACAGAGGGTTCCTCGCGAAGAAGCCGAAAAGGTCGCTTATAGGGACCAAGACGGCGGGCTGTACTTCAACGGGTACTCAATCGCCAAAGCAATCGCTTCGGCCGGAGGGGCCCACAAACAACGCGGGTCTCGGAAAAGCCTGAAATATGTTGTCCCGGCCGCGGTTCGGATCGTAGATGACGCAGTAAAACTACGGAAACTAGACGGTCGAGTCCAGAAGGATTTTGAGGTCGATTCTAGACCGGTTACAATCCCTGCTACCAAAGGTCGGGTGTTACGGCATAGGCCCAGGTTTGACGAATGGCGGGCGGAATTCGAACTCAAGATTTTCGAGAATCTTATTGAACCAAAGACGGTTCATCAACTGCTCAACGAAGCTGGCGAGCAGGTTGGAATAGGAGATTTCCGACCTGAGAAATCTGGTCCATTTGGCTGTTTTCGCGTTGTCGAGTGGAAAGAGCTAGTATAATTAGCAGACGTCTGGAACGGTTATAACAACCGCCGTATCCGCATCGGTTGCCAAGGCCGCCGAAGACTCCCCTCCCCCCGACGCCAGTGTACGTAAAACTCCGGTCGTAGGTTCAAGTGCGACGGTCGATTCGGTCGGCTTCTGTAGACTAACGTTCAAACCCGCGGTTACGGAGATCGCCCTAGAAGCCGGGGCCAGTGGCACCAGGATGGCCGTAGATGCGCTTTGGGGGACCAGGGCGATGCTTGCAGCCGTCCCAACGACAAGCCCCGCGGTGGCGCTTGTAAAGACGCTCGGCGTCCGAACCAGATCGGTAAAGGTGGTCAGGGACCGTTCGGTACCGGCCAGAACGACCAGTTCGGGGTGTATGCAGTCGGCTACAACCTCCGGAGAAAGCCAACCCAGCCATGCCAGATCGTTTAGAATGCTGGAGCTTACGCCCTCGGTCGCGACGCTTAAGGGTACAATTGCCACGTCGCCCTTAGGTGCGGGTAACGGTTACAATCCCGCCGCTCTCGGATATCACTTGGTTAATCGTATTGCCCGTCGCCGGAACCCGTCGGTAAGTAGTTCCGACAACAAGAGGTTTGGCCGGATTTAGGCCGAGCAGTTCGTACATCTCGAGCAACATCAGGTTCTGGGTCGGCGAGAGGGTCCCGGGGAGCGAGTCGATTAAGAGCATAAGATCCGCGTCGTCTCCGATCACAGAAGCGCCGTCGTCGACGTGGTATTCAATTGACAGGAATTGACCCGCGGTCAGGGATGAAACCGCCGAAAGATTGACTGCTCTCTGATAGTGGCCGCGCTCGACCTCCTGCATGGTCTGGTATTTCTCACCCCAACCGCTCGTTTTGAACGTATTGCTGTTGAAGTCTAGGAAACTGTTCAAGGTAGACGCATCGCGAATCGCCACGGTTGGAGATTTTCCCGTAACTCCGCCCACACCCTCTTGTGATATTGTCAGATCGAGCGGAACCGCGGTTGCAGTGCGAAGGGCAAGTAAAAGTCCTGACATTTTAGGCCGTTCGTCTCCACATGTATATCTTAAACCGTTCGTGCTCTAGTCTGATCGGGACAGTTACTGAAAAATCTGATTCTGTGGCCAATCCGACTGGAATTGACCCTATGAAGCGACTTAGTGCAGTATCGGTTTCCTGTGCGACGCCTACTACGGCGAGTTTTGTAATCGCGCGCGCGAAGGCTGCGTCGGTCTCGGTAGAAACTCCGGTCGCCAGTAGTTTTATGGCAGAAAGCGCAAAAGCAGAATCGACTTCGTTCGACCTGCCCACCAACGGCTGAAATCTGCTGTACGCGGAGTCGAGCTCGGTGGAAAACCCAACCCCTATGTTCTTTCTTATGGAAAGCGAGAGAGCTGAGTCGGTTTCGTTCGATTGCCCGACTGTACCAATTTTCAGTCGTGTCAATGCGGAGGCGAGGTCCGTCTCCGCTGCCAGGTTAGTTACGATTAGTTTGACCGCCGCTCGGGCAATCGCAGTATCGCTCTCGGTGGCAATCGCAACTGGAACGAACTTTACGACCGGCCGTGCCAGCGCAGTGTCGGTTTCGACGGCAACACCAATCGGATGTCCCCCGTTAACTACTGGCGCTAGGGCGGTGTTTGTCTCGGTGGCAGTCCCGATCGACACAATCTTTATTATCGCTCTCGCCAGGGCAGCGTCTGTTTCGACCGCAACCCCGACCAAACAAATCTTAACTACCGTTCTGGCTAGGGCGGAGTTGGTTTCGGCTGCAACCCCCGTTGCCGCAATTTTTCGGATTGAAAGGGCAAGGGCGGTATCGGTTTCGGTTGCTATGCCGTAGGACTGGCTAAAGGCACCCGAGTCGGATGCCCCGATCGCGGCGTCGCCGACGAAGCTTACCGACGAACCGATCACCAGCCCGCGCATTAGAGTAGCTCGACGGTTGCGCCCTCAACGACGATTTCGTTCGCTGCGTTGGCAACGTTCATGGTGAATTGAACGCGAAGCGTGCGGTTGGCCGCGTCCGAGTCGACCGCGGCGGAACCGGCGAAGTTCACCGTGCCGAGACGGTTCGATGTGTTCGTGAACGCGAGGTCGCCAGGGCCGCCGGTGGTCGGCGCGGTCTTCGCGACTTCCACGGGTTGTAACCAGAGCACTCCAGACAAGGCCTGATCGCTGTTTCCCTGCGCGACGAGCAAAAAGTCGAGCATCCAAGCGCCGCGATCTGCGTCAGCAACTGCGGCGACGGACGTGTCCGCGAACATCGTCGTTCCTCCGTAGCTCACGGTCAGCGTGAGGGTGGGAGTGCCGCTGTTGAAGAGGTAGTTTCCACCGATGCGGACGCGGAGTATCCGGCCGGCAAGGAATAGCCCGCTGGGGATAACGACCCCCGAGGCGGACTTGTTGAGAATGTCGATGGCCGCGGCGGTGTTGTTCGTCGTTTCGGCGGTCGTAGTTGAGTAAATATTGGTTACAGCGCTACCACCGCGCATGACGCGGCGATCGAAGATTTGACTCGTCGCGATTGCGGTGTCGTTGGCGGGCACATAGACGCTCGCGATCACGACGTCGTTTGCCGTGCGGGCGGGTGGCTTGGGTGCAGCAGCCGCGGTCCCGGCGCGAACCGCGAGAGCGCCCGAGCCGTTGACGACGATTAGATCGATACGCGGATTCGTGGCGTCGGCGGTACCGATCGTAACGTCCGCGGCAGCAACGGCAAATAGGACCCCGTTGCTCAGTACCGCCCCCTTGGCGACGGCCGGCGTCATGTCGGCACCGCCCGTTACGGCGAGACCCGAGAGCACGCAGTCGCTGCCGGAAATGCCGGCGACCAATATCTCCAAGTCCTCTTGGAAGAGGATTGATTGGATATCATTGTCGCCCTCGCCCTTATCGGGGAGAGTCCAGGCCATTATGACGCTCGGAAGAAGACGCCGGTCGTAAGCTGGATGTCGTTGCCGTCTGGGGTAACCACGGCGTCGAACATGGTAAGCGGGATGATGTTTGAATCGGTTCCCGCGCCGGTATCCGCGTCGTAGCAAACCAAGATCTTGCTGATCGCGTTGCCGGTTGCGGCCGTCCAAGTAACGGTCGGAAGCGATACCTCATATCGGTCGTTGGTATCGTCCGGTGCCGGTAGTGCCGCCAATTCCGTTTCCGTCAGAGTCTTGCGACCCATCGTGGTCTGTTCGTTGGTGGTCCCGCTCAGAACGGCAGCCAGATCGTCCTTGTCGATCAGGGTGGCGTCCGACTCGAGCCCTGAAGTTTCAATCGGTACGAGAATCAGAGCCGATGCGGAGGGGTCGTTGCTTTCTACCCTGTTATAAAGCTCGACGACCCGACCTTTCGCTGCGTTAAAAACGATATTTGACATGCTCCTTCCTATTTGCTCGTTAGGTAAAAGTTCCCCGGGATAGCCACCCACGTGCCATAGCCGAGCACTATGTCAGGGGATGTGGGGTTTTCTGAAATATACAAGGACCCGACCGGATATACAAATCCCTGGGTCGCCTCGATGACGACGGCGTCGGCAATCGCCTGGGCCATCGGGGCCCTTTCCGCCGGATGGTTAATCGAGTAATTATCCAGCGCAGACAGAATCGCGGCTCCGAGCCTAGCTGCATCGGCCGGCATTACAAGAGCTCCAATCGCCAGTCGATAAAGGATTCTCCCAAATCCGTGGTACGGATTCGACTTTTCGGCGTATTAAGGTAGGAATTTGAGGTCTGAACTATGAAAGATGCGACAAACAGAAACTCATGTGCGAAGTTTCGTAATGACCCTAAACCATTGAGTTTTAAGTTCTGAAGTTCGACGTTGGCCCCTGATCGAGCCGCGGTTATGGTTGGATAATCGGTCTGTCCTACAACCCAAGCATAGAACGGTGCAGAGATGGAATTGAGAACCACCAGATGCATCAGACAGAACTGGTTGTTGGTGACTTCGGTTAGCTGCCAGGTAGCCCCTGTGAATTGGTTGTAGGCGGCCCTTCCGGAGCCCGTGGTAGTAGCAACGAATCCGGTGCTGGCTACTTTTCTCCAGTCACCGGCCGCCCCCGAGCGATACAAGAATGGTGCCGTAAGTGGTGAGGTTCCGGCTGCAAACGAGTGTTTTATATCCTCGTCCCACATAATCCCGGTGTCGACTCCGATCTGAATATGAGAATTAAGGTCCCCGCTACCATCCGCAGTTACGCCATTGGGCGCGAATCCATCTTGCCATTTGGTATGTTGGGTATTGTGCAAATATACATGCAATGCGCCCTGAATTTCGCGCCCGTGTCTCTCTTCTGCCACCAGTAGCGAAATGTTATTGGTCGCGTCCCAATAGACGGCTCCGGTGTAGGCGTAGGTAGTTAGAATTGCTTCGGAGAAGGTCTGGGTCGTAACCAGATCCCCGGATGTATCGAAATAGAAGAAGTGAATTCCTTCGGCGTCCGGAATGACGACCGAGTCTCCGGTGCTAGTAAAGGGCAATCCGCCCGAATAGAATGTAAAATCCGTCCCAGTCGGGGCAATCGAAAAGGTCCTCGTTCCATCGTCGAATGATATGGTCGAGGTGGTCCGCGTGTCGTATCCGTTTTCGACCCCGGCGGTACCCAGTGGAATGGGGATGTAAAGCGGCAATTAGGTCTCCGTAACCCGCGCCGCGCCCGAGGCCGCGGTCCAAATTCCATCGATGCGCCCGGTGTAAACCGGCTTTGGAAGCTCAAAGTATGCACCCGGGACCATCTTTACCGTGTAGTCAGACGCGGACGCCGTAGTACCCAGTTTAACGTATAAGGTTGCCGTGGCGCTATCGTTCGCCACCGAAGCCATCTTACGGCTAGTGTTCGCAGCCAGAAGCTGTACGCTACTCGCGCTGGCCGACACGCTTGTTACTACCGCGGTCGCAGGGCGAATCTCGTCAACCGAGCCGGATGCCACCCGAACAATCTCGACCGGTTCGTTCGCGTCGATGGGTTGATTCAAGAACCGGGTAAGCCGAATTGCGCTTTCCCGATGGTACACGACTGTCAACCGTAGTTCTGTAAGAGGGGTGGCGCCGTTTATGTACCGAAGACGGAAATAGGGAAGTACTGTGCGCAGGATGACGGGCGGCATTACCGGCCCTGTCAGCGTAATAGGAACCGACACGTCCCAACAAGTGCCATCTGGCGAAAACTCGAAATATAAGGTTGCAGGTGCGACCGACGGTGACCCACCAAGGTTGATATCGACTTCCTGGTAGGACGTAAGAATGTCCGCGTCCCCGACGAAGGAAGCCCCCGCGCCAAGCGGCGTAGTCGTCGAATTGTTCTGGCTTACGAAGATCTGCGACATTAGGAAATCTCCGTAATCCGCGCATTGCCGGTGGCCACGGTCCAGATACCCCGAATCTGACCGGTAAATCCGCCGGGCAACTCCTTTTCGGCGTTAGCCGAGACGATTAGGGTGAAGCTTGACGTCGAAACGGCCGAGACCCCGTAGCCTACGTAGAGGGGAGAGTCTGATTGGTTGTAGATAATAAGCGCCTGTCGCGATGCGTTGGCCGCTACAAGCAGCGTATCGGAAACAGATGCGGCGACCGACGTACGAGCCGCCGTCCCTGCCTGTGAGACGGTGCGGATCGAATCGGTTAGATACGAAAGTACGCGGCCTACCGTAATCGCTGCCATCGGGGTCTTAGTATACGGGCCTTAAGGAAATTGCCCTGTCTTGGTTACGATGCCTAATTCGGGTTGACACGCTTACCCGCCGTGTTTATCCCTAATTTTGCGAAAGGATCGTAAATGACTAAGGAAAGTTCGGTGGTTTTCTCAATCGAGGAGCTGATGCGTATTGAAAAGGAGCGCATCGCCGAGGAGCAGGCGGCGGCAGTCGCCCTGGAACAGGCCGAAATCGAAAGACAAGAAGCCCGCGAGCGCCAGGCCGAGGAAGCCGAGATCGAACGGGATAAAGCCCGACGGCTCGAGAAGTTCCGGCAACTGGGCGAGGAAGCCCGGCTCGAAGGCATCAAGAACGCCCAGATCGAAAAGGTCCGCCGCGAGTTTCAGCACCGCACCCACATGGAAAAGCTTGCCGCCGAGCTAGCCCACGAAGAGCGCATTGCCGAGGTAACCAACGACGGAACCAAGCGAAAGCTTAAGCGTATCGCCGCGTTCGCCGTCGGGTGTTTGTTCGTGTTCGCCGTCGGGGGCGGACTATTGTGGTCCCGGGCGTCGAGCCGTATGACCGCCGAAGCCGCAAATCTTACGTCACAGACGCAGGCGGTTCAGGCCGAGCGCGACCGACTCAAGCGTGAACTCAACGAAAAGAACCGCAAGGTGCGCGATCTTGAGTATCAACTCGAAACAACGCCAAACGCCGCCGACCGTGCCGACATCTCCAACCGGTTGAATCAGGCGAAAAAGGATAGCGACGATACCCGCCGTCAGATTGGGCCGAGGAATTGGGGAGTTAAGCCGTGTACTTGTCCGCCGGGCGACCCGATGTGCCCGTGCCTTTAACCCGGCGAAGCTAGATCTTGTAAACGGGCTGCTTGGCTTCCTGCGCAGAACCAAATTCTGGCAGCCAGCGACGTTCCCACTTACGCTGGCGTAGTTCGTCCTCGATCAGATTCCGACGTTCGACGTCGTCCAGAACTGGCGGCTCGACGAGTACGTCCGCGTTCGGGTCCCGGTACGTGCCGGTCATGCCGGGGTACTCCCGCGTAGGGAAGTATTGGATCGGGTGTTCGCGCAGGGGATCGATGTTGGCGTCGGTCGTATCGGTCGAACGAATGACCATCTCGGGCGCCATCTTGTAAGGCGTCTTACCGACGGGGGCTGCGGCCGGGACTACGCCGCGGCGCTTAAGCTCAAGAAGATACTCCGGTTTTCGCATGCCCTCTGGCATGAACGAGTAATCTTCGTGGGCTTCTTGCGCCCGCTGTTTTTGCCAGTCTTCCGCCGCCTCACGAGCACGTGATTCTTGCCATTTACGGCCTTGCTCGGCGGCTTCTGCGGCGCTTTTGGGTGTTACGGGGGCCGACGTACGGCTGCGGATCGCGTTGAGCAGGGGTGCGTATGCGGCACCGGGTGCGGCACTGGCCGCGGACATCTCGGCCATCTTCTGCGCCTGGAGTGCGTGGAGCTGGGCTAGGAGGGCGGCGTGCTTCTTTTCGGCCGGTTTGCCGGTTTTAGTGTCTGTCATTTCTCCGCCTGGTCCAATTGGTAGGTACCGGTTGGGATGATCTGGCGATTTGAACTCAGAAGGCCAATGTCCGGTTTCATCTGGCTTTGAACCGGCCAACCATGCCGCTCGATAGTCGTAATGGTGTCTTGGATCGTCCGGGTTTGGGTCTAGGTCCCAGCGCTTTGCTTGATCTGCGTAGAAGGCTCTGAACTGTTTCTCTTTCTCGGGGGGTAGAACAGTAGATTTCTTCTTCCGTTCGTCCGCCATTTTAGTTCAGTTTGTGCTTTTCCGCGGCGCGTTTACGGGCGGCTTCGAGCTCTTGGCCCGCGCGGTCTACCGGTGGAACGGTCGACTTTTGAGCCGGTTTCTGGTTCTTTTGAGCAAGAAATTTTGCCAGCTCAACTAGTGCCGACAATAATGCTCCAACTAGTGCCCACATATCGCCTCTAGGCTTCGGACGCATAGGACTTGGCGAGCTTCAAACCAGTCAATATCGCCGTAGGAATTTTTACCCCATGCGACTTGAGCTCGTTGGCAACCAAGATGAGCGCCTCGGCCGCATCCGCGATGTAAGTCTTGAGCGTCGCTTCGCCTTCCTTTTCTCCGGTTACATACGGCTCGGCGAGCTCGAGTGAGGTCTTGGCCCGACGCAGGCGCTGTACCTGCTCGGCGGCCTTTTCAAGATCTTCGGGGGTGGGGTCCGGCATTGACCCAATCCAGGTGGCGGTTTCCTCTTCGAGGTACTCGAGTCCGGCCTTGGCGAATCCAAAGGCAACGTGGGCGGCCTGCTGGGCGCTGGAAGGGTCTTTGGCCCCGCCGAGGACCATACATCCGGGGGTAAGGGCGAGCGAAACGGCGAGTACGAGGGCGGTAAGGGGCTTAAGTTTCATGGGAAGGCGCTACGTGCCCTTATAAGGGCGTTTGGGGTCGGATGGGGTCTGGGGTCGTCCGACGGGTGAAAAGCGATTGTGGGGCAACCTGGACGGATTATTCGCCATCCGGGGGGTCGGTCTGGGCAACCCCGCGCTTCCAGGCGACCAGTACGCCCGAAACGAAGCTTACGGCGGACCCAACGGCGAGCTGGGCGTCCATTTTACCAAGGGCGGCAAGCATGAAGATGCCGGCGATTACGAGGCCAACGAGTCCGAGGACCCATTTGGTGTCTTTAAGGAGATCCATGTGGGTAAACCTAGCAGGTAGAGGTACTAAGGACGAGGTCGTCGACCACTACGGCCGTGATAACCAGACATTCCTCATCGGTATAACCGAACTGAAAGTTAAAAAGGAAGTAGATTTGGGGGATCATGGGGCCACGAAGAAGTGAACGGTCCAGATGGTATTGGCCAGTGCGCCCGAACAGTTTATAACCAGCGCGGTATTAGCCGTAAGCTTCCATGGCGGGTTGTATTGCATTTGAACCGGCGCGCTGTTTGTGACCCAGGCATTGATACCGGATACACCGCCGGCCCCGTCCTTAAATTGGACTTGATTACCGGTCGCGTTTGAGTTCGTAACGCAGATACCGGTTACGTATATTGATAGACTGGCCCCCGGGGTGGCAATTGCGTCCGTATCACCGCTGGTAGCCTTGGTGCCCGAGGTGGGACCATTGGTACCGGCCGCCGCGACATTTGATGGGAAGTTCAGTACTGCTACGGCACGACCCTGTCGGTCGCCCCATGCGTAAACGACGTCGCCGTCCGCGTCGACCGCGGTTGGTTCGTTCGCGCTGGCACGATAGGCGACACTAAACGGATTTTCTACGACCGGTTCGTCGTGTTCGGTCATACCGCGTACGGGTTGGAAGGTCGTTCCCGTAGGATCGATACGAATCGGGAAGGTTGCCGTGCCACCAGCAACGGGGCCGCCCGCCGAGGGCAACGCAATACCCACGGAGACGCGGTTGACGGTGCCGACGCCCGAATCGAGGTCGAGCGAGGCGATATTGAGGTTGGCCGAGCCGTCGTTTAGACGGACGGGTACCGGGTTGGTCTCGGAAACGTCCGTTGCAGTCCCGTCGGCACCGATTTCGATTTTAACGCGCGGGTGTTGGACCCCCGCCAGGTCGTCGCTAGCGAAAGTGACGCCGGGGGTAGTTACAGCCTGTGCCTGGATATTATCACTCAAGACTTAGCCCTCAAAGGTAAACATCAAAAAACGCCGGGCCGGCGCGCTTGGTCCCACCCGGTACCGCAAGTAGGACCATAACCCGGTAAGTACCGGGGGTTACGGCTTCGCCGCTCGTGCCGCTGTTGAAAGTATGACGCGCCTGCAGGGTGGTTGCAGTCTGGGATATGATCCCGGCTGTCCAGGTTACGTCGGCGTTGGTATCGGGGGTACGAACCGAGAAGGATACGCCCGTAACCGTCGATAGATTCAACCCGCCTGCACCCGGGGTTACGTTTACCGTAAGCGTTTCGGGCGGTTGGGGGTTGGAGTAGACGTACTTTATGGACATAAGCGGCTCAGCCGGCCTCTCTTATGTCCCTTTCCAAGCGGTCGGCGAACGCAAGTACCGCCGCGGCCATCATGTTTGGGTCTAGGGGGTTATCGTTGGGCCAGGATGCCTGGATTGACTCGCGAAGATGTTTGACGATGGCCAGGCGGTCGTTTAGGACGAGCACCGCCGGGGGCTTGTTGGGGCTTAGGCGGTCGGGCTTGAGGCGCATTAGGAGATCGCTCGTGGGCTTGATCACTGGAGCAACCCATTGGCCTGGAGGTCGTCCAAAAGTTGGTTAAGGACCTGGGAGGTCGATTCGTATGCGACCCGAAGGTTCTCGTAGGCGACGCGGAGGGCATTCAGGTCGACGAGCTTCGCCTCGCCGTCGGCCGCGCCGGTATAGGCACTGCTTTCAGGATCCGATGTATACGCAGCGTGTGTACGGCTGGCGGTTGAGTAGGTTTGGGTGTAGGCAGTGGGTCGTACGACGGCCGTAACGCCGTAGAATCCAAGTTTCGAACCGTCGGCCGCTTCGATGAGTAATGTACCAGCCCCGTTCTTGAGTTGGGCCGAACCATCGACACCCGCGCCGTCCTTGGCGCCGCCGCGCAGGATTGCGTGTCCTCCGTCGCGGTTTGTGCCCGTCGAACCGGCGAATGCCGATTGGGCCTGAACCGTAAGGGAGTTGGTGGCCGCGTCGGAGGTTCGAGAGTTCTGCCGCAGATGCGGCGCAGTAACACCCTGGTCCCATAGAAGCCCGCCGCCGTTGTCGATCTGCATTTGACCGGCTGCGACGCCCAGTGTTACTGTGGTCGAGTCGGCGCTTATTAACTGAGTAGTATTGACAATCGCCTTGAAGCCAGCATGCCCCTGGGCAGTAAGAACTCCAGACGAGTTATGGATGGTCGCCTGGCTGGCGACGCTCGTAAGGGAACCGGCACTGATCGTAGTAATATTGAGGACGGGTCCAGTTAGCCCGGCGGCGGCTTCCGATTCCGAATCGTTGTTAGTTTGCAGACCAATCGAGATTGCCGCGCCGTTGGTAGAACCGTTCCAGACTTTGATTCGGTCAAGAAGCGAGTCCGTAGTACGGATAGAACACACTCCAGTTCCGGTAGCATCCAAAAAACTCCCATTGTCGTCCGAAGTTAGATGCGTCGTCTGTCCGCCAACTGCTTGAAACCTAGCGGGGGCTCCCGATTGACCGGTAATCTCAAAGGCGTTAATCCCGCTATTGTATGCAATTGAAAAGACCGGGATGGTCCCGTCGGTAACTCTAACCCCATTTTCAGCCTGGAGAACTAGAGTGCCGTTGACATTGTAAATCAACGTCTGATTTGCGGCAGATGTCAAGGTTTCGACTGAGACCGATGACAAATGCAGCGCCGGTCCAGTCAAGCCGTTGACCGTATCTGCGGTCGCCCAAACTCCGTTGTTACTCATTTACGTCACCTTGATCGACATTTTCCAGTCGACTTCCCAGACCGAGCCCGAGTCCCCGGTTTCGCGAAACCGAATTGTATTGGTCGAATTATCAATGGTTGCCGCGTATGCCGCCGCTCCTACGTCTGCCTGATCGGACCCCAAGGTCTCCGTTGTTCCCAATTGAGTCGTTGTACCACCCTCGCGTTTGAATACCGCTCTACGTACGCCGTTGAAGTGTGCAGTGCCGTCCGCCTTGCGAGCGTGAAAAGTCGCTTCGAGCGAGTAGGTACCGTTCCGCGGCAGGGTTACGGTTGCTATGTTCTGCGCGGCTCCGCTGCTTGCGGTATGGATTGCCAGGCCTCGCATCGAACGTCCGTAGTTGTCTGACGGACCGAGACGGTGTATGTCGTTCGCCGCGCCCCCGTCCGCAATTGTTAGCCCCGGCAGGACGTACGCGGCCGGTTGTGGCCCAACATTGATCATGGGCAGTGCCATAATTACAAATCCGGCCGTACCTGCGGTGCCAGGCATGCCGCCGCAAGACAATTGCAAATTTCGGTTACTACCGTCGTGCCAAAACGGGAAACTCAGGCGCTGCCACTCTTGTGCAGAAGCGGAGCCGTCGAACTCGCGAACTGCGGTCATGGCAGCAGCATAATCACGCGACAGCCGTAGGCGACCTGAGAAATTGGCCTTTACGAATATACTAAAGGTGTAAATCCCGGCGGCATATCCAGCGAAGGTTACTCCATCGCTCCACCCTACAGAGGCATCATATCGCAGCGCGGCACCGAAATTTCCGGTTGCCCCAACCTCAGTCGAGGTATATTTTCGGGTTGTGTAACCCAACGACGTATCATTCGTAAAAACTCCAGTTGCAAATACGCTGCCAAACCCGACCGACGGGTCAATCTCCAACCCGGTAGTTCCTCCGGTCCCGTTTGGAATGAAAAGATTTGGCAATCCCTCAGAACTCTGTCCCGGAGTTGGCATGGACAATGCGCGGACGATGTCTGTTACGTCCGTTCCGGCAGTTGTAGGATTATTACTCGTGTAGAATCGGAATACACCGGTCTTTCCGTCGAATTCGTACTGAAGTCCTTCGCCCTGGGACATTCGCCACTCAGAGGCCGGACAACTTACCGAGTCTATCCAAACTCTCGCTTCGTCGGCAAATGTGAAATAAAGACGCCCTCCTCCGAAGTTGAAATTGATTGGCACCGGGCGACGGATTGAAATGATGTCCGGAAAGTCGTCGTAGATTTCGATCAGATTTTTGCTCGTATTAACGAATACGTCAGTATCGCTATAGAGCTGTGCCAGGATTCCCGGGTCAATTGGCAAAGGCTCTCCCAGGTAAGACATTCCAGTAGTTCGAACCCGGTAGATTACTAGAGGATCCTCTCCGCGTCGAAAGTCTTGAGTACGGATAATCCCCGAGCCCTCAAGCCACGCTTGCCCGCTAGCCAAGCCGACTCCTGTGATATGGGATACGCTTAGAACTCCGCCCCCATTTACAAAAACACCCATCGTAGCGCCGCTGTCAAATAGCACCGGAAGTGTGGTTGCATCGGCGATAATTCGACCATTGTCGAAGAAGAACCCGTCAAAGCCACCGTAGAATAAGGTACAACCCTCGAATCCGAAGTTCGAACATACGAACGTTTGGGCACCGGCCCGATGGTCGGTCGACGAATCCTTCGCAATTGACGGCCCGGACTGGTACCTAAAGAAACAGTTATCGATGGTTCCTCCGTAAAGATCCAAGGACCCGTCTCCAAGATTTGTACCGTAATGAGCACTAAATCCTCCGATTACAATCGCTCGCCGGCCTCCTGCGAATATGATGTTTTGGATTTTGTTATAGCCGCTGCCGATGCGAAGAATATCGGTCGATGCGTTATTACCCTTTAACGAACACTGGCTTTCGCCGATCAATCCGATGTATGACGGCTTGTCGATGCACGTGTTGATTTTGTAAACGCCCTTAGGAAGAAAAACGTCCTGCATGGTGTATACACCAGTACCGGCCGCTCCCGAGAATTGGTTGGCGTTCTGGGCCGAGTCGACCGCACGTTGTATGGCGGCGCTATCGTCGGTTACGCCGTCGCCCTTGGCCCCAAACCACTTAACATTGAGCGGCCCGGAGTAGATGCGTCTCCATCCTGCCGAAGAAGAGCCAAACCCTGCGTCATTGAGAACTGTACCACCGTCGTCAGCAACGGGAGTGTTGCTCCATCGAAAATCCCCTTCGCCGCCGTCTCCGTCGGTAGCAAATCCTCGAAGAAACCGAATCTCGTTGTCCTGACCGAGTTCGTCGCGTAACTGGTTTGCAAGCCGCCCGGTCAGACCGACGCCCAGGGTCGCCGAAGTAGTTCCATCCTCGTTGACTAGAACGATGTTACCATCTCGATCAACTGCGACGTAGGCGCTCGTCAGCGACGAGTGACCGAGAAGGGATTTTAGGATGGGGCTAGTCATTACGGAAGTGTTACCGAAATTGTGTATTTGTTGGAAAGGTACTGGAGTACGCCACTGCGTTGTGGGTTTGTCAGCTTGTGGTCGAAGACAATTACCTCTCCAATCTTACCAGACATACCAACGTTGTTCCCGGTGGCATCGGCCCCGATTCTGGGGGTTGCACTGAATGCGACGGTATTGGTTCCAGTTGTAAATAGTTGCCCACCGTTTAAAAAGTTTGTCCATTCGCTCGATGTAGAAATCGTTTCGTAAATACACGGGGACGCCAACGAAGCAGTTGGATTAACGGTTGCTTTTCGTGCGGTAGACCCGAAATCGTCAAAGATCGTACCGTCCGAAAACGGGACATGCGAGGCCAGTGCATCCGTACCGATTAGCCACAGTCCGCCAACCCCATCGCCGGCTGTTGATGGATCTGCGTCCTTTTGCATTACAACGTAGGCATGTCCGGCAGTAAGAGCGGCCAAACTCGGACCGTCCAACCAATCTTTGGTCGCATCGGCCGCAGGATAAGTGAATGTTACGGCTTGTTGGCCCTGCCAACTGACCGGAGTTGCGGGTTGGTTACCTGCAGTCGACTGCGTCCAGTTACCCAGAGTTCCGCGATTCGGCCAAGTGTAGGTACCGCCGCCGGTTGCGTCGCTCGCAACCAACCACACAACAAGACCGCCGAGATCCAACGGATTTGGAATTATGACCGGCGCATGTGCCGTAATACCCGCCGGAATCCCCTCGCTACCACCGCGCCGATGGATCATGCATCCCCGCTAGACAGCCGCATCCACACCGATGCATCATCCGCCGAGCCGTCGCGTGCGAAGTAAATGGTGTCGTTTGTACTTGGCGCACGTGGTGCACGGGGTACGAGTACGTCCATAACCTCACCATCGCGAAGCAGCCATCCCATGGCGGCACTGGGGTTACCATCGTTACCCTTCGCGGTTGAAGCATCCGGCAACGCCGTCGAGACATGTGAGAAAAACCAGTAACAGTCGGCCCCGATGGCCTTTATGGTTACGTACTGGCCCTGCCATGCGACCGGCACCGCATCGCTGCGTGCGGCAAGATCGAGGGTGTAACGTCGTACGGTCGACGGGTTGGTACCGTCGCTCGTGGGCGCACGTACCGCTTGTGCTTTTACTTCTACTGCTGAGCTCATTACTTCTTTTTCCCCCGCACCTTGCCTTTCTTCGCTTTTCTGGCGACGCTAAGGGCGATTGCCACTGCCTGACGCTGCGGTTTTCCCGCGGACATTTCCGTACGAATATTGGCCGATACGGCCGACTTTTTGGCGGACTTGATAAGGGGCATTACAGGCCCCCTTGCCAGACCAAAGAATGCTGGTTAAATGGCCAAAAATGGCCACGATGATTAAGCATGTGTGTAATCGATGCGGAAAAGAATTTTCCCGGCGAAAGGGAGCCGGCGGACCGGGTAAGTTCTGTTCTAGGCGTTGCGTCTGTTTGGCAACCGTCGCCGGAAAGAACAAGAATCGCCAGATTCTGATCTGTCCCGAATGTTCTACCGCTTTCGAAGTTCCGGTATGTGGCGTTCTGAGCAGAGTTACCTGTTCTCGCAAATGCCTTGCTGAGAGACAAATGCGCGAAAGAAAGGGCAAATTCGGAGTCGGAAAAAACAATTCCGGATGGAGGGGAGGAATCCAAACCTACAGAAGACTTAAAAAGTCTAACTGCGAAAGATGTGGTTCTGTGAAGAAACTTCAGGTTCATCATAAGAACGAAGATCGGTACGATAACCGGCTCGAGAACTTGGAAACTTTGTGCTGTCGTTGTCATCGGCAACATCACAATGCCAACAGAAGAGACCCGAAGACAGGTCGGTACATTAGCCTTCCTTCCGACCGGCCGCAGCCATCTTAGCCATGCGTTTATTCCCCCAACGCTTGCGCCCAATATATCCAGCGAGCGCCCCAGGATTCTTCGCGCCCTTCTTCTTCAAGGCGGCGACCAGGTGTTTGTATCTGGCACCGCTTCCGAGTTTTCCGCTTACCTTGTACTCGGACATCAACCAATCTCCCCCGAATCGTCTTCAACTGCATCACCGGCACTCAATTGACTACGAGCCCGGTCGCGCGTCCGTTTCGATGTCTCACGCCTCGGCGGTGTCTGCGGGGCCTGTGCAACCTTCTCGCGCTCTTTGGCCCAAAAGCCTTGGACACTCTTGATGAAGGCCGGCTCCATTGTCGAATCGAGCGGTGCACCCGAAATCAGCGACATCTGGATCCGCGACACGCGCGACGGTTTAAGCCCCCGCTCGGCCATATCCGCGATCTTTGCACCCATCTCGTTCCGTACCTGCTCCTGCAGTGCCGGACGGCGGACCTGGAATACCTCCGCGGTCTCTGGGCCAAGAATACCCTTGCTATTTACGTTCTTAAGTGCGCCCACCGGGTCCCTCAATGCGCTTTCGGCGCGAGTGAACTTTGACGCAGCGGTTATGCTCACGCGAGCCGGGGTGGCGGTATTGGCCAACGTGTCTATACCCTTCTCCTTCCCCTTACCCTTCTTGCCCTTACCGCCGGACGCACCCAACCCCATGGCCTTGGTCGAAAAGACCGAGTTAGTACCAGGGGGTGGAAGTTTATCGGAAAGCCATTTCAGGTCGTCCGCGACCGTTTTACCCGCCGCCCGGCCTAGGTTGGGGTCGAGCACGGTTAGGGGTCTAACCACCTGAGCGGCCTTGGATACGGCTAGTTCGGGGTTGGCCCGGATTTGCTGCGCCGTGTCGCTGCTCTGTTGGTATCTGGTTATGATCTTACCCGTGGCCGTCGGGACCTTCTGGACGAGCTGGGAGGCGCCGGTGGTGAGGGTCTGGCCGACCGAGTTGGCAATCTTGCCGGTGGTGGCGTCTACCCCGCCTTTTACGGACTCGGCCGCGCGGACCAGCAGGGCGGCCGTATTACGGCTTTTAACGGCCCTCCAGGCCAGGTCGGTGGCCAACCCCACCCCGGCCGACATAAGCCCTCCTAGGCCGTGTAGGGCGGCCGTACCGGTGCCTATTCCCACCCTTAGGAGATCGCCCGTACCCAGGGCATCCTTGACGGCCGTGGCGGCGGCACTTTCTTTGAGATCGGTCGCGGCCTTATTCAGACCGAAGTACTTCTGCTTAAGTGCGAGATAGTTGGTCGCAAGGGGAGTATCGCCCGCCAAGGCAGCCCGGTTGACCGCATCGTCTACAATCCCTTCAATACCACCCTTCCCGTCGGTGCCGGTCTCTAGGATCCCTCGGAACTTCTTGTACGCGGTGTCGATCGCCTTGTCTTTCTTCTTATTCCAGACGGCCTGGATTTCGTTATCGAACCGCTGGCGGAAGCCATGTAAGTCCGAAAGAGTGGTTTTTGACTCCAGGTCGGTCTGCCAGTCCTCAAGCTTACGGGCGATCTTGGTATCGGCTTTGATGTTTTTGGCGCGCAGGCCGTCGATTAGTTCTTGGACGTCGGCCTTGATCTTGGTTGTATCGGGCTTGTAGCCCGTTTCGTCGATCTGTTTGATGAGCGAGCCGATCTGCTTGCCCACCCGTTCCCGTGCCGCAACCGCCGCTTCGGCCGATTCCTTTACCGTGTTAAACGGTTTGATGATCCCGGGCTCTTCCTTAATCGTACGGACGATCGAGTCGACGATCTCGGGCGGGTTGTTCTTGACGATCGTCTTGATCTGGGCCTGGGTCATACCCGCGGCCTTCAGGGCGAGTATGTTCGGACTCATATGCGCGGCCGCGACGTCCACGCTCATACGACCAGCGCCGCCTAGGATGCCCCCGAATGCGCCGCCAATTGCCGCACCTTCGCCACCCGCGGCAAGGATCTTTTCAACCGAAAGACTGTGGTCGGGACCGAGTCCACGTACCTGTCGTGCGGTTTCTTCGGCGGCGCTATAGAACCCGCTTTCGGCGGCACCCGTTACGCCGTATTTGGTTGCGGATGCGCCCGCGCGCGTAAGCAGGCCGGTCTCACCGGCGGCACCCGTTACTAGGGTATCAAGACCTGGGATAAATTTGGCTGCCCCGGTAAGTTCGGCGAGCCCTTTAACCGCTCGACCGGTCGCCCCACCCGCACCACCACCGATCAACGCACCGCCGACCGTACCAATGGCGGTCGATACCGGCATTTCCTCTTTGAGGACTTCGATGTCCCGTGCCATCTGGGGGGCGACTACGGCGCGCGCTACGCTCGTTTGTCCGAACGTGCCTACGTCGGCGGCCTGGGTCGCACCGGCTGCAATGCCCGCGAGAATTGGGTGTTCTTCGGCTGCTTCGTGTAGGGCCCGCGCACGCTGGGTCTCAACCGAAGCCGGCAACCAGCCTTCGCCGCTATCCAACGCCTCTTGTGCGCTTTGGGAAGGTACCTTCCAGATGGTCCCATCGGGGGCCATCATCGGAACGATCGAATCTTTTTGAAACCGCGCCGTACCCTGGCTTAGGTGGGTCGAGATTTGGTCTTCGGGTATCTCTACGCCGTTCGGATCGTAGACCTTTAGCGGGATAATCGGTTCCGCCATATTATTCTGGCTTAGGTGCCGGCTTTACCGGTACGGCGCCCGCGGGGATTTTGAATTGTTTTTCGCCCGGCGGAGGCCCCACCGGAACCGCATAGGCGTCGTCTTCGGTTCTAAGCTGGGCGCGAATATCGCGGATGCGCTGGTCGATGAGATTGATACCTTCGTTCCACTGCGCCTCTTCGTTAACAAAGTTAATGAAGTCCGTGGCCGATTTACCGGTCATGGAAGAAAGGCGCTCTGCTTCTTCCTTCTGAATGGCATCGCCAACGATTGCGTTTTTCGCGTTTGAGAGCGCGTTTGAGACCTTCGCCGAGATCTGTCCTCTCAGCTTAGTGTTGTAACCAGCGGAGATACCAGTTGGGTCCTTCTTATAGATCTCTTTGATCTCTATAAGGTTCCGCTTCATCTCAACTAGAGCCGGAAATCCGATCGCCCACTTGTCGGCGCGCTCCTTGTTCGGTGCATAAAGTCTGAGCCCAGTTTCGGGATCTCTTAGCGAAGTCTGATTTACTTGGAACTGCAGCTTCTGGGCCTGCTGACGCATTGCCGCCTCTTCTTTCGTTGCAGGCATGCTGGCGTTCGGATCTGCCCAGAGGTTTACGGCCTGTGCCGTACTGATTCCCCACACGTCTCCAACCTTCTTGAAGACCATCAATTGTTCGGCTTTGTTCCGAGGCCCGATGTGGACCATGCCACCGGCCAGTGCAGTTTGGTGCTTGAAGAGTTCGCGCAGGGCGCCACCTTCGAGCTGTGCTGCCTTTGATCTCCAATCGGCGGCATCGAGACTGAACTTGGCCGCGATCTCTTCGCCCTTCGCCAGCGCGTCGGCACTGCCCATTTCGGCTGCGAGCCGACGGGTTTCCGCCGCCATACTTTCCATAAGCAACGCGCGGGTAGCATGCTCAGAGGCCTCGGGCGATAGGTACATCTGGCGCATCTGGGCCAGCGTGTTCGTCGCCGCTTCGGTCGACGATTTCATGGCGTCGAGTTCGGACTTTTGGGCCGTCATCTCGTCGTCCATTTCACCGCGAATCATCTGTGCAACAGTATCCGGTGTACCGGTCAGCGCCGAACCAAATGCACCAAGTGCAAGCCCAATCCGGGTCAGCATCGTTCCAAATGCACCTTTCTTTCGCCAGTAAGCGTCGGGGTCGATCTTGAAGGTACGAATTGCCTCGGATTGCTTATCGATCGCATCGATCTTCGGCTTAAGCGCCGCATCGCGCCGGTCGTCGAGAAGTTTGATATCGTCGAGTTGTTTCTTGGCTGCATCGCGCTGTTTCTCATACCCAAGCGCAAGTTGTGTCTGTGCGTCCGACAGGGCCGCGGCATTGGTACGCGCCGTATCGATCGCATTCTGATACGCCATCGCCTGCCCGAGCTTGACGTCTTCTGGTAATGGGCGTTGGCGTTCGACCGAGAAGCTTTGAAGTACGTCGCCTTCCTTTCGTCCCGGCGAGTAGACGTTCCGACCGGTCAGCGCCTCATTTACGACGTCGCGATGCATCTCCGACGCCAAGTCCGGCCCTCCGGCTCCGACTTGTGCACCCATCTTACCCGAGACAGTCGGCGGTGCAGCCGGTGCACTCGGTTGAGTAACCTCTACGCCGTATGGGTTAGGATTGTTGAATCTTTGCTCGGCCCACTTCGGCATTTTTTGCGAACCAGCCGAAGACGGAGCACCACTAAACAACGGTTGATCTCCGCCTTCAACGCTCGTAATTTGCGGCAGGTCGCTAGCGTTGCGAGGTGGGAGCGGGCGTACGTCTAGCTTGAACGGCGAAGCGGCTTGCGGCGGATTAGATGCCAGCTCGGGTGATTCTGGTTCTGGTATGACCGGTGGGCTAACCGGATTATACAGACTCGGCGCGGGCTCCGGCGGTGGTTCGGGTGCAGCTTGGGCGACCGTGCGACCCGCTGAGGCAAGTTGCGATATTACATCCGACGGAACCCATTCCGGCGGTACATCGTTTGCTATTTCATTGCCATCGGCATCCGTTACTTGAAACGTGCCGTTGGGATTGGGGATAAACGCCATGCTCCCTTCTGGGCTTTAGTAAGCCCGCTTCATGCGTACGTCGGAACCGACATCGTTCGCCGGTGGTCCGAACTGTGCCGCCTCGGGACGCGGCATCTCGCTCTTCAATGCACGTATCGCATCGATGATGTCTTGGTCAGTTGCCTTATCCTTCGGCTTGGCTTTGGACGCACCCTTCTCCTTCAGTGCGGCCATCTTTTCGAACTCGCCGAGCCGGCGTGCAAGGTCCGAAATCATCGCCGTGTTGGTCATGGTGAGCTGGCCCGCATCGACACGCTTTAGCCCGTCAGGACCCGTTTGTACCGTCGGTGCCGTTGCCGGTACCCGTTCGAGGTCCTGTGCCATCACGCCCACGCGCGGGCCTTCGCCGTATTGCTGTGCGTAGGGCTCCTTGTAACGGAACTTGTAGGCCGGGATTTCGGCGGCTTGCTCAGTGAGCGGAAATGATGCAGTCGACGAAGACGCCGGCCCGCCGTAGCTTGCGGTTGAACCGGGCGATACTTCCCCGCGCATCTCACGCCCGCGCGCCTTGATTGAGTCAAGTAGCGGACGCATATCCGTCTTCATACGCTCGTCGCTTTCGACCTGCTTGGCATTAACGTCGCTCATTACGACTTCTTCGATCGGTGGGGCGCTCTGGGTACCGATGCGGTCGGCTTCGATTTGGCGCGCGGCCTGGATGGCCTTGAGATCGCGTTGGCTGTCCTGGAAGTTCTTTTGGAACTGTGCGAGACGCAGGGCATAGTCGGCCGCCGCGGCCTTATGTACCTCGGGGCGATTCTGTGTCTGGTCGAGCGGGGGGATCGTCGTGGTAAAGATCTCGTTTGCAATCGCGGGCGACTTGCGTTCGTACTGTTGAAACTGGGACTCACCTTCCGCGCGCTGTTCGGGGGATAGCGGGGCCGTGCCGGCCGGTGCCATCTGGGCTACGCCGGGCATCGCGCGCTTGAGTAGGGAATTCTCTTTACGCAGGTCCTGGATTTCTGCCTTTGTCGTCTTGTCCGAAAGTTGGCTGCCAAACGCCATCAAACCACCGCCCAACCCCGGTCCGGAATTACGGTCGGCCTTGGCTCCATCCTGGTCGGCGGTGTACGGATTTTGTGACGATGCTTGTTGCTCTTGGATTTTCGAGAGCGCGGCATTATATGCCGAACTGTTTCCGCTGAGTCCGGCCCCGAACCCCATTAGGCCAAGTCCTACCTTCTGTCCGGCGGAAGGTCCTCTCGGACCGCTTGGTGCAGGCGAATTTGGGTAGGGCTGCTCGGGGGCGAAGTCACCCTGTCCGTAATAATCTCCACGCGGATTCGACATTTGGAGCGTTTGCATTCCACCGCCGGTCGTAATCCCGGGCGTACCGCGACTTTCGAGCATTGACGCACGGGCCGGCCCGGGTCGCAGGCCAGTACCTACCGGCTCGATATCCTCCTTATAAGTAATGTCCGAAGGAATGAGTCCACCGGCCATAGTTGCAATTGCGCCGACGCCCCTCTGAGCGTTTGCGGCGTTTTCCGATCCGGCTTTCAATTGTGCCGCCTGGAGTTGGCCGTAGTATGCCAACTGCGCCTTGGCCTCATCGACGGAGTAGCCGCGGGCAAGTAGGTCCTGCATCCGCTGGGCTTGGATGAGGTCCGAGTACTGCTTCTGTGCGGCGATCTGCTCGCCGGCTCTAAGTTGCGCCGCCTGGGCGTTGGTCTGGGTTGCGATGTCGGCCGCATTGCGCTGTGCAAGGGCCTGGTTGGTACCGCGTCCGGACGCAGCCGCCGCCATGGCCGTACGGGCACCCTGGGCCATCTGGGTCTGCGCGACACTTGGCCCCTTCCCTGCAATTTGGTTCTGAAGGGTCTGCCCCAAGCCAAGCTGCTGATTACGACTATCCAGCCCTAACTGGCGTTCCTGATCGGCCCGTGCCGTATCGAGCTGGTGACTCTTCGCCTCATACTGGTTAGTACCGAGAACGAGATCGTCAACCTTTGTATCATCCCAAGTGAAAGCCATTGAGTTATCCCGATTGTGATGCCGGCAACCGGTTCAAGCCAGGTATCATGCCGATCTGGAATGCGAACCCATCGATCGCAAATCCGGGCGTATCCATGTCCTGGCCGATTTCTAGTGCCTGCGGAGAGGTTTCGGTCAGTCTGAGCCTTATTGCCGGGGTTTTCTTACGGGGTACCGTAACCCGAAGCCACTCAACCGCCCCAATGTCTGTAATGCGAACTTCCGGCCAAACCAGGGTAGAACCCCCAGTCTCCTGGTAGCTGTACTTCAGGCCGAGCGTCAGACCGTGTGCCCCAAACCGCTCGAGCAAAACCCCGGCCTTGCGTACCATCTTGTATCCCTGAAGACGACCAAAGCTGATCCAACCGGTTTCGACGTCCAGGCCATAGAACAGCAGGTCGTCGCTATGTACGTTCGCCGCCGCCTGTTGCTCATACAGACAGCCATTCTGGGCCAGATATACGACCTCGCGGTCCAGCCAAGCCGAAATGTCCGACCAGGGGGTCGGGTCGTTGAGTATACCGTCCGAATCCCGCTTCTTGTGGTTCCAGAGGCTCCACATGCCCTGGAGGTAGTTGTAGACGGCCACCGTGCCCGCCGTCCCGGCGCTATCATTAAGGGCAAACATGACCTCCCCGCGACGGGATTCGTTGGCCACCCCCCGGACGATCGGGTAAAGGAGCATCGTGTCCTTTATGGGTTCGCCGATGTAATTGATGTTTTGCTTACGGTCGATCAGGTAGAGTCCGTTGCGGGTTTGGAATATTAACCCCTGGGGTATTTCGATAACCGCGCGCGGGCCGATACACGCCGAGTCGGCGTTGATCTTACGTGGCACGTCAAAGGGCCTACCTTGTCCTGTAACGTCGGGACCGTCGCCGTCTATGGCATAGATACCCCGGCTGCAAAAGACGATTAGGGCGCCTTCCAGGGACCCTAGCGCTACGACTTCTTCGCCTGGGATGCGGAAGGTAAAGGCCAGGGAGAACTCGGCGGGCAATCCGTCTACCCGGGGCTTGCTGTACCAGACGATTTCGGGGTCCATACCACCGGCCAGCCACAGCCGGTCCTTGTGAACGCATATCGCGGTCGCCCCACCGTAGGGCATGTCGTTTTGAAACTCGCCGCTTTCGGTGAAAAGGACTTCGTTGTCGACGTTGTCCTCCCCGGTGTCCGTGTAGGTCAGGTAGTTCAAAGACGTCGGATCGTTAACCAGGGCAGTCGGAGTCTCGGAATACTGGAACAGACGCTGAAACAGGTTACCAGTTGCCTCGCGGGCACGATAAATGGTCATATAGACCTTACCGAGTTCCTCGGCATTCTGGGCGCCGTAGCGCTGGGCTCGCGTCAGAGTCAATGGTTCAAATCGCAGCTCGACTTTGTCCGTTGCATTCGCAACGTTTACGGTCAAAACGTTGCTCTTCAGAAACCGGTGCCGTTGGGTCTGGGCATCGATGTATTCATAAACCACTAGGTATGAGTAATTGCCCGTATCGGCGAATGAACCGCCAAGGGCACTTACAAGTCCAAAGAGAATGGATGCATGGACGGTGCCTACTTCGCGCAGCTTCGCCCCGTCCCATTCGGTTACAACACCGCCCGTGCAATAGGTCGAACCGCCGAACTCGACGTTGCTGTAGCGGCCCAGATGGTCGTAACGAACCTGACAGTCGACCGGGCCGACTCGCACTTCCAGAGGCACATAAATGACGTGCTGGCAGGTATGATATGTACCGTCGATCAAGGCATACGAAGCGGGCTGGCACAGTTGCAGCCCCGTGCTTTGGATGAATGGCGGAGCCGCTGCCTGTGGGAACCCGGTTGTTTCGATCGTGGCACCGGGCAATTCGCTCGCTCGGTACATCCGTTCCGGATAATTCGGAACCGAGATAAGAACCTGGGTGTAAGATTTACCCCCGGTCGTTGCAACGCCGTGTTCGGTAGCTGTCCAGATGTGCTGCCGGTTCCCCTGCACCCAAGGCTTACCGGTTATGTAGATTCGCCGTTTCTGTCGAGGCGTCCCGGACATACCGGAGCGGGTGGCCTGACACCACGCCGTAATCGGAGTTGAATCGGGCGGAGAGACAGACCCGCCGCGTGTATAAGAGGCAAAGAGGGTGTAATCGTCGGTCGAACCGTTCTGAAACTTGCCAATTGCCGTGGCAAGTACCGTTGTAAGCGTCGTAGAATGCCAGATGGTCTTGGCTAGAACCGTAGCCAGGGTGGCTTCGTCGAAAACCGCATACCGGAAAATTCTTACACCGGCAGGACCAACTAACAATCGCGCCCAACTGACTACGATATCTTGGCCGTCGGCGGCGACGATTACGGAAAGATGCGTAACGTCCGCAGTATCGACCGTGGTACTTGCAAACGAAAACCCTCCGGAATAGGTGACCTGTACAAGTTTCAGGTCGTCCGTACCCGCCTGCCGGTACACAAGGGCCCAGCGACTCGTCGTAACCGTAAGCCCGACAGAATCGTGCGCGAGCCAGCCGTCGCTAACGTCCGATACCAAGACTTCTGCGGTCTTGGGGATAGTACCAGCGCCGATTAGGGTAGGAACTTCGGTCGTACAGTCGACTATGATGCCACGGATTTCGTTATTAACGGCGACTATGCTTCCGCTCCAGGTTACCAGAACCATATCACCACTTGCGGCGGCTCGTACATAACCTGCGTTGTTATTTCCAAGAAGGATTTGTTCTTCAAGTACGACCGACCCGCTCGAAACCTCGACTACGCGGACAGATGCACCGGCCTTGCCGCCACCCGAGCCGGGGCGCCCAAGTATGCCGTAAACTAGGAAGCCATTGGTTGTAACCGCTACATCGGCGAAGACATCCCGCGTTAGGTCATTGTTAACCGTAGTAGCCCGCACCGTCGCCGTGGGGATAGGCGGCATTCCGCCCGGCGGAAGCTGCGGATAGTCACCGTTGATCTCGTTAATCTGGTGGACCGCAACGGAATCTTCCGGATCGAATACGAAGATCTGATTACGCCAACGCGCCAGGCGGTCGCCCTTCGGGAAATCGTTTGCGAATGAACTTACACGACGACGGATGCCTGGGCGCTTGCGGATCGTACCCGGTTTGACGTAGTCGCCGTTTATAACGGAAACGAACTTGCCGGGCGGTAGAATGCGTTTGTCTACGCCTTCGTCGTGCCCGCCAATTGGCAGTTCAATTTCTGACCACTGCACGTCGTTCATGGTCGCCAGCACCATATAGTTGCGACGCACTCGGCGTTGGCCACAAGCCTTATGAACTTGTCGGATGTTTTAGGTGCCACGACCGCGGCCTGGACTACGACCGGAAACGTTCCAGCGGTCGTCAAGAGTCCGACGATCGCAGCCTTGCACTCACCACCCAACCGGTGAGCGAGGGTTTGATCCAACGTGCTAGCGGTGAAGGTTACGACCTTCTTTCTGATGTCCGCGTCGGTAGATCCAGACAGCAACTGACCTTCGGTATAATACGTGGTCGGTATATCGCCGATTGCGTCGGAAACCGCGTCGTTGTTCTTGGTCGCGGCTTCGTCGTCCAGGGCTACGCTGCGCACCGTCCGTAGCGGCGGACGCTTCAAACCATGCTGGTGGCCGGTTGCACCACTAGCCATGGGTTAGAACAGTCTCCCCGTGCGATAGTTGGCCGTACGCCACGGCTGCGGCGCATCGATCGTACGATGCGGGTTGGCACGGTCGAACGTTGCACCCCAGTCCTCGATGCGACGTTGGATCATCGCGCGCTCGCGTTCCATGCGTCCCGTGTCGCGGTCTTCCTTATCCTTGATACGGATGCACGACTCTACGACGATGTAATCCGCAAACGGGATTGATACCGGGTCGGCATCGTCGTCATACGTCGGTGGAACCGTATGGTAGACGAGGTTTATGGTGGTGACCGTATCGGGTGGCGGATCGAACCGAATGCGCCATATCGAATCGGCACTGAGTGAGAGCTCATAGCGCGGTAGACATCCCGGTCCCCATCCCTGTCCAGCCGATGCCGACTGAATGATTACGTCCGCTTCCTCAAACGGCGAAAGCGGATACTCGAGATCGTCGATCGCCCAACCCATCCGCACGAGGCGGTAGAAGTTCGACGTCGGAATCGTGTAGGTCGAGGTGCCGGCTACGGTCGAGAACGTTGCTCGCTCGATCGCGTAGTTCGTGTTGGCGGCCGAGATTAGCAGGTCGTGGAGGACCGCCGCACTGTCATTTATATGGCCCTCGAGCTCTACGTCCCCCTCGAAAAAAGTATTTTCAAGGTCGCAGCGCTGTCGGATCTGTTGTTTGAGCTGTGCGCGGGAATAGGCCACTACGTAACCTCAGGAGGGGTTACGGCGCCCCCCTCTTCATCAGAATCGCGATACCCGACGGTTTCTTTTCTTCCGCCGGTTCTTCTTCGTCCGAGCCGCCTTCCATCTCTTCGCGGGCAAGGCTGCAGATCACGTCGCGCAGGCGCATTGCTTTGTCCGAATCGAGCCCGAGGATGTCCCCGAGCTCGTCGGCAAGTGCGTCGTACGAAGTACCTTCGTCGGCTTGATCGGTATCCGGCTTCTCTTCCGGTTCCGGTTTTTCTCTAGAAAGCAAAGCCATCTAGATTACGCCTGGAAGGAGTCGTCGAAGACGCAGGAGAAGTGAATGCGGTTGTTGGCGTCGGCTGCGACGTCTGCAACTGCGGCGCCAGAAGCGTCCCATACACGGACCGTCAGGGTCCGCGATGCGGCGGTGTACGTTCCAACTTGGAGGTACTTGTCGTCGCCGGAGGCAAGCTGCAACGAAACCGTTACCGACTGAAGCCGACGGTAGGTGTTCGCGAAGGTGATCGTGAACAATCCGGTCGACGTCCAGGCGACGGTGAAGCCGTAGCCGTAGGTGTCTGCCGCAACGAGCGTGGAGCCACCGTTCGGCGCCCAGCTACCCGAGACCAGGCGCTTCTTACGCCCGATCGTTTCCATAAAATCAAAGTTACGTTCCGCCATGGTGGCCTATTCGGTCCTCTCTTTTCGGGGACCCTTGTTGGTCCTTACACAGGTAAGGAAGCGGGGGTCCGAAGACCCCCTGGTTATGGATTACAGAGCCTTGAGAATGACCGTGTAGTGACAGTCCGGAAGCTGCGTGCCGGTCGAAGCCTTGGCGCGGGTAAGCGTCAGGGTTCCGTCAGCCGGAACAACGCGGTTCGCCAGGGTGACCGAAAGCGTCGCTGCGTACTTCTTGTGCGCCACGGTCGTTCCGATTCCGGCGTTCGCCACGGTATTGGTCGTAAGGGTCGCCGCCGTAAGGTTACTTACGCCGAGCGAGTCGCGGCTGGTGAAGGTGTCGGTCGCGTAAACCGAGGTGCTTTCCGTAATCGCCGTGTCCGAACGGAACTGGATCTCTACGACCTCTGCCCCGTTGGGGAACTGCGATGCCGGAACGGCAACTACGGTCTTTTCGCCGATGACGTCGGCCGCTGCGCCTTCCGCCACTGTGTCGACCTGGTACGGGGTACGTACGAGGGCTCGTTCTGCGACATCCTTACCGGTTACGGTAGCGGACGGGTCGGTAACGTCGTGGTTTGCCGCGCGTGCGCGTTGTGCAAGTTCGCTATAAGCAGTCATGTTAGTCCTCTAAAGTCCTATTAGGCTGCCGACGGCAGGGTGATGTTGACGTTTGCGCCTGGGTCGGTGCAAACCATCTGGAGGTATCCACCCACACGGAGTTCGTCCGCGTCTGCGTTCGCCTCGCGGAGGGTCTCTTGACCGTCGCGGTTAAGCACCTTCGGCACGTCGCCGATCGACCAGATTTCCCAGGTGTCCTGGGTAAGCATCCAGGCCTTGTAACGGGGGCAACACGGGTCGCTCATGATCGAGAGCGTTCCGGCTGCGCCGTACAGGGACAGACCCTTAAAGCCGATTGCCGGCTTGTCGGTCGGGATTTGAATCTCGGACTTGCTGCCAACCTGGTTGATCAGGTTGGCCATGTCCAAGGGGTTAAGCACCACGAGGTCGGGGTCTTTTCCGAAGTCGTAGGCAAGCGCCGAAGCGGCCACCAAGATTTCTTGGATGGTTCCACCCGCCGAGGCGTCGTAACGGATACCCGCTAGACGGTCGGGGTCTGCGCTGCGGTCGACACCGAAGAACGAGTCACCACCGGTCGGAGCGGTGCTTGGGCACCATGCTTCAAAGCCCTTGATGACGTTTCCGAAGTCGCCGTCGCGGAACAGGTAGTCACTGTCCGCAATCGCCGGGATCAGGGTGTTCCACGCCGCCGAGGTGGTCAGCGTCTTGGCTACACGGTTGACGGCCGTGATCATCGCCTTGCCCGGGTTTACCGAGCCGCTGGTGCCGTCGGTCGAAGCCGACTGGATCCACATCCCGCGCTCGAAGCCCTGCATCGAGCTGTCCGAGGTAAGGGTTACGGTTACGGTACCGGTACCCGAGGCGCTTGAAAGCAAGCGGCCACGTGCGCCACCGCCGTTGCGGAAGAGCTGGAAGCCCACCGAACGGGAGATGTTATAAAGCGCGTCGTCCATCGCGACTTTGAAGCCGCTGGCAACCGCATTCGGACGGCCCTGCGAAGCTTCCATGAACTCACCGTCGAGGGACGCCAAGGCGTATTCCTTCGTACGGGTGATGAACGGACGCTTAAACGAAGCCGCACCCTTGTTGGCCTGTGCGTTTGCGAAGACGCTGGAAGCGCCACCGCCGGTTGAATACTTCCACACGAGGAACTCACCCTCGGCTCGGAAGTCCTTCATCTTCCCCAGCACGCCGTACGTGGGGACCTTCTTGTAGAGCATTTCCTCTAGGCCATTCGGATAAAGCCGCTTAAGCAGCTCGACGGCCGTGGACATACTGAAACTAGACATTCCTGGACACGCCCTGTTTTGGGCCCTGGGCTAGGCACTAGGAGACGGTTTTCGCGCGTGGTTAAGGTCCGCTTGCGCGTTTGGCGGCTCCCGGAGTCCGGGGATTGCCTAAGTATTTAAGGTCCCTTAGGCGGACCGAGTGTCGTTTTAGAAGCCTTTCGACTTCAGGAAATCCCCAGCGTCGTTAATCAGGTCCCGATCGCGGAGACGTTTGCCCGAGGTTCCTGGCCCCGTTTGGGCGGTAAGCGCATTGGTAATGGCTTTCGGCCCGCTCGAGCTTTTTTGAAGAGACTCGGGACTCTTACTCACCGGGGGTGCCGGCGGAGGGGCGGCAGTTGTCGCCTCAGGTGCAGATTTGGTCTTAGATAGGTGCGGCTGCAAGCGCTCGTACCTAGAGTTGAACTCTTGCTCGTGGAGAACGTCTAGATGTTCAAGGATTGCCTCGGGGTCGGGGTCATACCCAAGCCGGGCCTGTTCGTTGGCAACCTCTAGGTACTTCTCAACGATCTTCTCGGGCTTCTCGGCGGCGATGTATGGGAACTTGTCCGCTTTCTCGTTGACCAGGTTGAGGGCGGTCTGGGCTATCGTATGAAGGATCGCGTTGTCCTCGTACTCGAGCTCCCGGCGTTCGCGCTCGGTAAGCTTTTCTTTGGCTTCGGAGGCTTCCTTGCGGGCGGCCTTAACCTCATCCTCAAATGCCTTGAGCTTGTCTTCCGAAGCCTTGATAAGTTTCAAGATCTTAGGGTCAAGTTCGGCCGTATCGTCTTGGCCTTCGGTCTTCTGTTCCTGCTTATAACCGGCTTGCTGCCACAGGGCTGCCCGCAGGATGTCATTGGCCGACTTACCGCGGCGTTCGGCCGCAAGCTTGATCAGGGCCATCTCGTCGAGCTCGTCGAGCTTCTCCAGGGCGGCGATCTTCTCTTCCCGGGACATAAACTCGGCTTCTTTGAGGCCGATAATCTCGGTTACCTTACGTTCGGCTGCCTCTACGGCCTTCATGCGCCGGGTTAGGGCGGCGTGTTGGTTGGCATAACCCTTCGCATCAAACTTGGGCTTGGCCGGCTTCTCGGGCTCGGGCTTGGCCGGTTCGGGTGCCTTTTCGGGCTCCGCCGTGGCTTCGGTCGTCCCTTCGGCCGGTTCCGTTCCCTCGGCTTCCTCTTCCGTCACCCGGGTGGCATCCGCTTCGGGTTCGTGTTGAAGGTCGGCGGCCACGGCACCCATAAGGCCCGTTTCGGTGGGCGGCTTACCCGATTCCACTGCATCGGACGGCGCCGGCGTGGGGGTGGGGTTGGAAAGGACGGTTGCGGCCGCGTTGATGAGGTCTGAACGTGCTGACATATGGTTCTACTGGATCAACCCAACCCGGTTGGATTGGGGGGTAGTGTTGGAGGACCTGCGGGGGCCACGGGGGGCGCCCCGGTGCCGGCTAGGACGTCGGTGGGAAGTGGTTGGGGTGGCATGCCCGGGAGTGCCTCGGGCGGCATTAGGGCGCCGCCTGGGGCCATTGCTTCGGGTCCAGGAGGGAGGGCCGGTGGTACCGCTTCCGGCGGGGGTAGCTGGCCCGTATTGGCCTCGGTCGTGCCGTATGGGTCCCGAATCATCTTTTCACACATCGCCGTCCATTCGGCGAGTAGCTCAAGGCGGTCGGACGGGGCATCTTCGTAAAGCTGCGCCTCGAGTAGGTTCTGCAGACCAAGCTTCATGGCGAGCTCAAGGTCCCAGAAGGGCTCGGGCTGTACCCATATACCCTCGCCGAGGATCTTCTTCTCGATGACCATTTCGAGTAGCTCGCGATGTGCCATCGACTTACGCTTGTGGCGCTTAAGGTCGGGCAGATCGAGCAGGTCGCGGATTTCTTCGGGATCCGTGATCGCGCCCAGGTCCCGCAGGTCGAAGATGTCTTCGATGCGACCCGACACCGTCGCCGAAAGCGAGGATGCGGGGACGATCTGGATACGGAACGAGTCGGACGGCATATTGGCGTCCTTCCACGAAATCCGATCGATTTTGCCGCGTCCGATGACGGTTACGGCCTGGTCGGCATATTCCTTGCCCAGCTCCTCTTGCTCTTCGATGAGCAGATGGGCACAGTCGAGAACCAGTCGCTCGTAGCTACGGATGAGATCGACCAGGAGTTCGGACTCAAGGTCGGTGTAGGTACGAAGGGCGCGACCGGAATTAAGGCCGGCGGGCTTGATTGCCTGTGCGGTTAGCTGGGAGACGCCGCGGGCTTCAAACATGCCCTTCTTGACTGTCTCCGCATGGCGCCACAACTCTGCGGGAACTGCCTGGGGTGTGACGAGCTCGGGTTTGTTACCCGAATACTCGACGATGCGGCCGATCAGGTTCGAGATATGAGACTTAACTACCTTGGAACCGCGCTCAACCAACCAGAACGGCACCGACAGAAGTCGGATCATCTCTTGGCGGGATGCAATCGTGCGGTTGTGCTCGAGCTGCGCGCCGGCAAGGTCTTCGCCTATACCGATACCCCAGAACCCCATCGGCCGGCGCTCGCCATGGATAAAGGCACATGGGAAATGATCACGCTTCCACTTCTCGCGGAAGATGACGCCACCCTGTACTGCCATCGTACGGTCGCCGTCATCGGAATTTTTGCTCGATGGGAGGTGGATCGCTTCGACGCAAAGAATGCGATTATTGTCCAGATCGTCATCCCATCGACCAAGTGCGTCGCCCCATTCCTTCTGGGCACTGGCCGGGTCGGCCTTGAGGATTATCTCTTCGGCATCTGGAAATGTTGCGGCGAGCACATCGCGGTCGACCACACGGACGAAGTAAATCGAACGGGGCGTGCCATAACGAGCATCGCCATCGTCCACGAAAACTTCGTAGGCTGGAATTACTTCAAGCCAGGCGCCCTTTTCGGGGTCGCCATATGACCTTACAATCCCCGTGCCAAGGATAAGGGCCTGTAGGATCGCCATTGGGAAGATGTCCCAATCGGCCCGAATCTCAGCAAGCTTACCATTTACCCAAATATCTAGGAGCTCGGCGCGATGCTTCTCCGTCCACGATGCACCATCCGTAAGAATTACTGGGCGCGGACGGTGCCGGCATACCTTGGAATGCAGGGTGCGGACGATCGCACGAATGACATTTTCGCCCTGGCGCGACTGGAGAATGTCTTCGCTTTCGTAGGTACCGTCGTTGCTGCGGTAGCCAACGTACTTACAATCGGCGTATAGACGCAGCGAAAGGTCGTCCGAGCGTAGTCTCCACGATTGACGGTCTCGGATACGCTTGAGGGTGGACCACAGCGAATCCGCGGGATCTTCCTCAAGCCACCATTTAACCGAACTCTTATCCCAGCTTGCTTGGTCTCTCATAGGTTAAGCAAGCGGCGATCTTCACCCGCTTTCTCGGCTTGGCGACGGCGGTCGGCATCGCGTTCGACTAGGTCGGTTTCTTCGACATCGGGCGCCAGCGGCACCAACCCCTCAAGGGTTACGCCAGATGGGCCTACATGTACGCTTCCGACGCGGTATCGGTGCTTCTTAGCCACCTTAAGCAGCGCATCGATCTGCGAGACTTCTACGTCACTCACGCCTTCTTTCCCCATTGAATGTTCGCGTCTGCTACCCAGTAGGACTGTCCGTCCTCGCCGTGGATGTCGAAACCGCCGTTTGGATCCCTGCGGATTGCGACACAGCCGCCCATTCCGACCTTCACCGTGTGGGGTGGGTGGTCGTTGAGGTGGGTTTTTTCCTTTACCCGAAAGGCTCGGCAGGGCCGGGATAGCGTAAGTTCGACGAAATCCGTCTCAGGCACGTATTGCGACTGCAATCTTGTGGATTACAGCCAGAGCGGACTTTGGACCTATGGGACCATGCCGGCAAGCGTGGGTTCCCTAGACAAGCCCAAGCCGATGATTAAGCGTAATGGAATGAAACTTGCTGTTTGCCTGATTTCGCTGGTTTTGGTCGCCTGCGGCGGCACATCGCGGATATCCACCCCAGAGGGGGGATCCGGATATAGGGTCAAATGCAAAACGGACCGTGGCGCCTGCCTGGCCGAAGCCGGCGAGGTCTGCAACGGCCCCTACTACGTCATAAACGAGGACCAGCACAGCGGCGGCATCTTCGGAGACCTATTACCCGGGCCGGTGACCTGGTGGTCCATTACGGTCGGTTGTGGGAGAGCACCCTACGGGTACACCGGCTCAAGCCGTTCTTACGCACCCCGAACCGAAAATCCATTTGAGACAATGGGCAATTCCCTACAAGAAGGCGCCCGAGCCGGGGCCGGCAAACGCTGTCACGAAGACGGCGATTGCGAAACCGGATATATTTGTCATCGCGCATACGGCACTTACAAGGCCATATGCGTCCCCGGATAGAGGACGAGGCGGCGCTTACGCGGTTCTGGGCAACTTGTATGGAAATATCTTGACCGGGATGCCGGATCTAACTGCGCGGGTAAACATGTCCTGGGTGCCCTTCGAGGTGCCATCCCAAAAGGCCAAGCATAGGTCGGCACCCGCGTCGGCCATCGCTTGATTACGGATTGGGCCGGCCTTACGACCGTGGGTCGCCCAATCGGCGGGATGGGGTTCCTCTTTGACGACGGGAATGAGCCGGTTGTTTCGCCGCTCGGCGGTAATCTTCTTTACCCAATCGCTTGCGTGCTTATCCACGCCCGTTGGGCAGGCGCCGTGGACGATTATGAGCGCGTATGCGTAATTGAATGCAAGGCGTTCGAGCTCGAATACCACCGACGAAACGTCCGGCCAGTCACGACCTCCACAAACGATCACCCTCATCGGTCGTATCCGCGCATCTTCGGTAGCCCGTCGACCATCTCCCAGTCAACCGAACTGCGTTCAAAGCAGTCGAAGATCTCAACGTAATCATCGGTCCGTTGGGCCTGCCGTGCGGCGTCGAAGGCCTCTTCGAGCGTATCGGAATTGTTTACGATGTCGCTCAGACCACCGCCCGGATAGTATTGGCTGTAGGCGAAGACGATGTAGCGCTTGTAGGGTTCCTGGACGCTCATTTATCCACCCGGGCGCAAAGTCGCTCGAGTTCGGGGAGAAGTTTACGGATCTCGCGGGCACAATCGCGCAGGCTTTCCCCGGGCGGGGCGACCGGAGCATTGGCATTATTACCGGTTACGGATCGATCTAGAAATTGAACCGCGCAGACCACATAACTAAGAGCTTTGTTTGCCCTGTCCAAAGGAATGTAATCGGAGTCGCGCGAGCCGGCGTACGGGTCTTGCTTGGGTAGTTCGACAGACGTAGCTACGATTTGACCGATGTATTTGTCCATCTTGGTCATCGTCTTGGCACGTTCGTAAGAACATTGCCGCACAATAACGTACCGGGCGTCGATGTTGCGATTGATTGATTCGATCAAACACCCCTTCGGAACCAGGCACATACTGGCCTCGCCAAGGTATAGAGCCAGCATGCCTCTGGCGGCAGATTCATCGACCAAGGGCCGGTCGTCGGCATCGGCCGGCGTGTAAACACGCACTGAATGGTAGTCTGGCGATTCAAACACCCATACATGATCGCCAAGTCGCCCATTTCGTGTCGGTACGGCCCTCAAATCGGCATGCCAATTGCTCATCCTTCAATCCTCCAACTCGTCGAAAATGTACTTAAACCGGTTTTGCTGTTCCGTCTTGAGCTTGGTAACGGCTTTAACCTGCGTCAGGGCCTCCGCTTCGCGCGTAAGGCGCCTAATCCGTCGTAGCTCCTTGTGCATCCACAGGATACAGGCCGGGTCGGTCATGGTGACGATGTCCAGCCGCCATCTAGAATCGTGCTTTGGAACATTGTGGATTTGCCACCCGGTCCCGTTGTCCGTCCGACGGAACTCGACAAAATCGCCGGGCTTGATCACGTATGTAACCCCGAGCCGGGCAAAGCCGATGGTAACGGGCTTCTCGACCATGGCCAAGAACCCGAACTCCTTAAGCTTGGCCACCTTCTTGGCTTGCTTGCTGCGCTTTGCGGACTCTTTGGAGGTAAGCCGGGCGTCCCGCACCTTTGGCCCCGTTACCCCAACCGGCTCATAATTGGCGCAGTTGAAGCAGAGATTGGCGTCGGTGATATTAAGGTCGACGTAGACGTCGCAGATCCAAGGACCCGACTCGACGCGGTCGCGGCTACCGCAGATCTCGCAGACGCCCCGCTGCGGGGGCTTGGCACCCATTAGGTCGACGAGTTCGGCGTGGATACGGGGGACTTCGCCGGCTAAGACCCTAGAGGATGCGTATTCAATTCCTACCCCAACGAAGACCCACTCGCCCGGTAAGTAACCGCTGTACCCGGGTCGCGAACTGCAGGGGAAGAATTCGTACTCCCTGCCCTGGTCGATGTGTAGATCAATCCAGGGGCCGTGACCCAAATTCATCTCGCGTTTGATCTTGCAGGCCCCCGGGGCCCGAAACCTTAACGGCGGAAGGTCACCCTTCGATTTCGACGTCGATTTCAACATCGGTGGACCCGTCGTTCTTTGCCACGGCCAGATCACGCTGGCGCATTGCTTCATCCCAGTTGGCCACCGCCGAGGCGTAGTGTAGCGCAGCGGTCTCAGCCCCGAAGGCTTCAATCTCGGCCGCCAGGGCGTCCATAAAGCCCTCCCATTCGTTTGTATCGCCGATGGCGGGCATACGGGCTACGTCGCGAAGGGCCCTATTATCGGCACGTAGGCGGTCTAGCTCGCGGCCCATCTCGAACACGGCGGCTTCCCACCCACGGATGAAGGCGGTCTTACGGCAGAAGCCTTCCGACGCCTCGGGTTTTAGGTACCACTCTTCGAAAGCGGCTTCCTGCTCTGGCGTACCCTTCGGGTCGTAGTCTTTGAGGCCGATCATTTCTTGTATCTCCGATAGACGACTCCTGATTTGTCGCGGCTTGCAAAGCCGAGCTTTATCAGAGAATCATCACAGTACATTTGATACTGGTTGAAATCGTACTTCCAGGTCTCATCCCAAAGACTCTGTGCGAGATCGACAACCCAGGATTCTTCACAATGCTTGGCGAGCTCGTCGAACATGAGCCCAAACAACGCCGCCGAGGTCCGATCGGCCATTACGACTTCCTCGTCTTGGTCTTACTGCGGGGACGCTTGGTTGGGAGCAGTGGATCTTGGGATGCAAGGTACTTACCGGCGTCCTGAATAAGCTCCTGGCGGGTTTTGACCACCGGAACGGGCGGATCGACGATCGAGATGCCGCCGAAATCAGGCTTGCGTGGCGGCGTTACCTTGTAACCGTTGGCGCGGAGGGCGGCGACGAACCATTCGGTCGGCATGGCCACCCTTTCGAGGACGAATGTATCCTCGAACTCGCTACTCGGGACCTCGTGGTCGATCCACACGCCCGCATCATCACTATAAAGTGCCACTCCGTTGGGTCCGACCGCGCGCACGGTGCCGTTTTCGTTCTCGACCAGCCAATCCCTGTATTGATAGCGTTTCATTTGTCCTTTCCGTTCAAATCTTCGTCACCCCAGCCAAAAACGAATAGGGCGGCAAGCAACCAGCCAAGCAATACCCAGAATAGGTCCACGCTGGAATCAACCGTGGTCATGATAGTCGCGGTTGCACATGAACCAGACGGCCCACATGGCAAATACGATCAGGGCAATAGCCAGACCGACGTCGAACACGACCAGCCTCAGTGCATCTCGGCCGGATCTAAGTCCGGTTCCGGCTCGACACCGCGGTTTTGCTCGAGTGCAAACGCGGCAAGCGCGGCGTATGCGTTGATTATGCCGATCGCGGTGTTTAGGTCGCGGCGATGGAAGTAGCCGGCGAACTCAAGGGTGAGCACCGACCCCCAAACGAAGCCGAGGAAGACGTCGAGCAGGGTGGGGTTGTCTTTGACGACGATACTTGCCGTCGTGAAGACGAACCCGAAGGCGAGAAAGCCGTACCAGAGGTAGGGGAGAGCGCGCCTGAGAGACTTTTTTAGCTTGTGCTTCATGGTTTCACCCGCTTCAATGCCGCGCTGGCGGCGGCCCGCGTCTTATTTCCGACCAGGCCGTCGAGCGTCAGCCCGTGCTCGCCCTGGAAGAGAACCGTGGCGGTCTCGGTTGCGGGACCGAAGATGCCGTCGCACGCAAGGTGTGCGCCGAGCTGGTTAAGCACCATCTGCCAGGCCTTAACCTCGGGTCCACGGTCGCCCCGGTGCAGGGTCGAAGCCTTGAGGGGTACGATCGAGCCGAGAACTTTGCCGACGACCGTCTTGAACGTGGCGGCCGAGCCGGGCATGGGCTCGTTTAGGGCGACATACTGAGCGTGGACGGCGGCGGA